TCTCTTTATAAATTCATTCAAAGCGAAGTAGAAACTAAACACGCACTGAATATTTCTTAATGGTCCTAAGAGGAATCGATGCAAATAGTAGTAATGTCATTGCTATCAATTCCTCTTATTACCTTTATATTGATTGGCCTCAGTTTTATTTTTAAAAAGAAGAGGAAAAAACGGCCCAAATTAGTTCTACATCAAGGTGGTAAACAGTGAATTCTAAGTTCATGTTAAATAAGGAAGAACAGTATTTTATAATGGAAATACTGGAAATTTCTGATGTTCAGGAAGCATTTGATAGATTTACAGAAATTTTGATTGAAGAAGGCGGGGATCCTCATAGTGTAGATAAATACATTAAAAGGATTCTCGTAGCGTATAAGGAAAAGAAGGGTAAATTATGATAAACATTGAAGATATTGAAGAAGCTATTTTTAAATACATGATTAGCAACGGACGTTCACCAAAATATATTTTGATGGATGTGGATTCCTATGAAGAATTTAATAATCATTTTCAGCCTAAAGAAAGAATCCTGAACCCTGGACCCATAGATAGCCGTATCGTTATTTTACATTCTACTCATTCCATCTTACCTATCGGTATTTTATCTGTCAACGTTGAGAAGGCTCTCTTAGAGGTAGTAGGATAATGAATAACGGTTTTACAGAAGAGCAATTAAAAAAACTCAAGAACCTAAACAGAAAATATTTTCTTAAAACTTTCGCATCAATGTTAAGATGCAGTTCACTGCTTTTTTTGGCTAACTTTTTAGTCGTATTGGCCGATATACTTTTTGTACACTCTCAATTTTTTGTTTTTATTTGTTTCTTTACAGGCGGTTTTTGTTGTGCTAAACTATATGTGGAAAATAGAGATATTTTAGCAGATAATTTAAAAGCAGAAACACTTAAAATTCTTGAAGACAAAACGGAAACATAATGTTATTTTTATATCGAATAAAATGGTTCTTCCATTGTTTATTTAGATTACATCGTCAGACGACGGTAACTACATACAACGATACTTTCGTGGGTTGTGCCGATTGCAATCTATTAAACGATAAAGAAGGCTTCGAATACAAATTTACAAATCAATAAACAACAATAGGATATCACAACGATGTTAAAAGACTACCGGATTAATTTCCGTCCAATGGTTTATGATAAGGCATTGGAATTCAATAAAGCACAAGCAAGCCATCAATGGACCGCAGATCAAATTGAAGTTGATGGCGATTTAATGCAGTACCATACAGAGTTTACGGACTCGGAAAAACATGGTATTAATACCGTACTGAAACTATTCACGTTATATGAAATTCACGTTAATAACTATTGGATCGATGTTGTTTATAGAAATTTTCCGCAACATGAAATCCGTATGGCAGCCACCACATTCGCGGCAATCGAATCGCAACATGGCTTGTTTTACGACAAAGTAAATAAAGGCCTTGGATTGTCATCCAAAGAATTCCACCTTTCTTTTTTGGAAGATCCAGATATGAAAGAAAGACATGAATTTATTGGAAGGAGCTTGGCTCTAGGTAACTCAGGAAATGATGAAGATTTGGCAGTTTCTCTTGCTACTTTTACTTTTATTGAAGGTGTCATTTTATATAGCTCGTTTGCCTTTCTTATTAGTTTTCAGCATTCCCCAAAAGATAAATTGAAAAATACTTTTACCGGACTATCATATTCTGTTCGAGATGAAGCTCTACATGCAGATTTCGGGTCATGGCTATTCAATACCTTCACAAAAGAGTATGGCATATCAATGGAATCAATCAAAGATCGTATCGTGGATATTGCCGAACAGTCTTTGAAAGTTGAAGAGAAGATCATTGACAATATTTTTTCTGCAGGCAAAATTGAGGGAATTACAGATACTCAGTTAAAAAATTTCGTAAAGAGTCGAATTAACAAAAAACTGAAAGATATCGGAATTGATCCTATATACGAAGTTTCCTACAACCCTGTGGCAAGTTGGTTCTACAAAAAAATCAATCAAATTGAATTAACTGATTTTTTTGATCGTTCTCCAACAGCGTACACTAACAACTGGAATTTTGGGAAAGTAAAACAATGGTAGTAAAAAGTTCAAAAGAAGAAATCAAAGTAGAATTGGCGCTTTTAAAAAGTAAAGGAGAGGCACCCGATTGGATGAACTGGATGTCTTATGCCATGATGAAAGACTCCTACTTATTAGCAAATCAGACCCCTAAAGAACGTTATAGAATCATGTCTGATAGTGCAGCAGCATATATGCCATCAGACCAAGCTGAATGGTCGAACAAATTCTTTGAACTATTTTGGAATAACTATTTAGCTCCTTCTACACCAGTAATGGGGAACTTAGGCACCAACCGTGGCCTAGCAGTAAGTTGTTCTGCAAGCTATGTAGGTGACTCTATGTATGATATCGCGTACACAGACTTTGAAATCGCCATGCTATCAAAACATGGTTTTGGTACAGCAGCCTTATTTGATCTACGCCCAGGATACGCCCCAATCTCAGGCGGCGGACACACCAATTCAATTATTGATTGGATAGAAAAGTACTGGAATACTCAAAACAAGGTTTCTCAGGGAAGTCTTCGTAGAGGATCAACCGCAATTTACATTAATTTTTGGCATGCAGAATTATTGAAAGTTCTTCCAATGCTTGAAACCCATGACAAGTTGCATCTGGGTGTTATTTGCGATGATTCTGTTAGGGATGCTCTTAAAAACAATGATCCCGAAACTTGGAAGATCTATTCCACTATTCTTACTTGGCGAGCACGTAAGGGTAAACCATACATCATATTTATTGATAATGCTAGACGACAAGATCCTCCTCAATACGCTAAATTAGGTCTTTCCACGAAACAGTCAAATCTTTGTACTGAAATTTTCCAGCACACAGACTCAGACAATACCTTGGCCTGCGTTCTTTCTTCCATGGTCGGGAATAATTTCGATAAATGGCATGGTACAGATTCTGTTTTTAACGCCGTTGTTTTTTTGGATTGTGTAAATCAAGACCTTATTGAGCGCGGCCATAAAATTAAGGGTATGGATCGAGTCGTTAGATCCGCAGAGCGCAGTCGGGCTTTAGGATTAGGACTACTAGGTTTCCACACCTATCTTCAAGAAAAAATGATTCCTATGGATAGTTTTCAGGCTACCAGAGAAAATGCTAAGATTTTTTCTTACATTAAAAAAGAAGCCGTAAGAGCCAGTCAATATTTGGCCGTTCTTTTGGGTGAACCAGAATACTGCAAAGATACGGGATTAAGAAATACTCATTTGCTTGCAATTGCACCAAACACCAGCTCTGCTTTTATGGCCGGGGCTAAGAGTCAAGGTATTGAGCCTTGGGTAGCAAATTCTTTTGAGCAAAAATTACCTAAAGTAGGCTCAATTGAAAGAATTAACCCGACTCTACTGGATTTGCTTAAGACTAAGGGTAAGGCCGATCAAGAAACATTGGATTCAATCGCCTTTAATAAAGGATCTGTTCAACATTTAGATTTCCTTGATGATCTCGAAAAACAGGTCTTTAAAACCGCATACGAAATCAACCAAAAGGTATTAATTGATTTGGCCGAACAACGTCAAAAATGGATTTGTCAAGGACAATCATTAAATCTATTCTTTTCCGCTAATGAAGAGGAGCAATGGATCCATGAAGTTCATAAGTACGCGTTTGAAAAGGATTTACTAAAATCCCTCTACTACGTAAGAACCATGGCTGGTATCCAGGCGGATAAGGGTGATTCTTGTCTTGCTTGCGAAGGATAGTGTTGACTTAACACTATTTGTTTGTTATTTTATAAGTAGGAGTTCTATATGATGAATACAAACTTTGTTCTTATGTTAGCGACTATGTTAGCGACCCCATTTCATTTTAAGGATTGCGTAGTCGTAACTGAAGGTTTCTTTGAAGGATGTAAAGGTGTTGTACAAGATGAATGGAGCGGAACTCCAACTAAGTATGATGTTCAACTCACTTGTAAAAATGAAACCGTCAATGCAAGATTTGAAGCAAAACAACTTAAGAAATGTGATAAATGAAACTTATTCTTAAAGAAATTGTAGATTTTTTAGATTATAAGGCGGGTAGCGACGGATATATTTATTCTTTTAAGAGAATAAAACCTAGAAAATTGAAGGGCCGTATTTGTGCTAAGCCTCCTTATCTATCTGTAGTTTTAAGAAAAAATGGCGAGCATCATAATAGATTAGTAAGTAGGTTAATTTGCGAAGCTTTTAATGGCAAGCCGCAAGATGGGATGGATTGCTCACATTTAGATGGTAATGCTGAAAACAATATTCCGACAAACTTAATATGGGAAAGTCGTCTTGATAATATTAGTAGAAAAAAAGAGCATGGGACAGATGATATTGGAATAAAGAATAGTAGATCCCTTTTTAATATAAAAGAGATTATTCAAATTAGAAAATGGCTAAGGGATGGGATGTCTCAAAGAGAAATAGCAAAAAGAATGAATACTAACCATAAAAATATTAGTCAGATTAATGTGGGAAAAAGATATGCCGGACAGGGAGTAGAATGAAAGTAATTTTTTTGGATATTGATGGACCTCTCGTTACCGTAGGATCAATGATTCACAACAATCGCTTAAACCTATTGGGTTTGAGTAATTCGTCTAGTCATAAAGCTTTTGATCCCATTTCTATGTCGAATCTTAAATATATCTTAGAAGAAGTTACTGGTGTTGAAATAGTAATTTCCTCTACTTGGAGAAAATTGTATAGCCTAGAAACTCTCCAAGAAATGTTTGATAAATATAATATACCTGCATCTTTCATTGTTGGTGTTACACCAATTTTGGAAAATGGGTACAGAGGGCAAGAAGTTGCTTTATATTTAAAACATCATCCAGAGATCACAAATTTTACCATCATTGATGACGACAAAGACCTAGAACCATATATGGATCGATTGGTCCAAGTAGATGGTAAAAACGGACTGACATTTTCTGATGCAGAAAAAGTTATTAGTAAATTTGGAGAATAAAGTGGCAAAAAAGACAATTAAAAAATCTAAAGACAAATTATTTCATATAGTATACTATGTCGAGAATTGTACCCCAGCGATGCGGAAGTTTACATCCATAAAAGACATGGAAACTTTTTTCAAGGAATTTGAAGAACGCTATCCAAAGGTCCCGTATTCCGATAACTTCCTAGATTTTTATATTACCAGTATCTCTGGCGAAGTTAAATTTTTATAGGGTGCAAAATGAATAAAGGTGGAGAAATGTCCAGGTTAGCATTATGTTGTTTATGGATTCTTTTTGGTATCCTCACTATTAGGGCCGTAGTTAAAAATCTTTCAGAAATCCAGAAGAATTTAGACAAGCCTAATCCCGTCATTAAAAAGTTCATTCTGGATACAAATAAATGAAAGTTGATCTTACCAAATACATTGTTAATAAGAAATTCATACAGAACTTCTATAGATCTAAAAAGAATATGTATGACCTAGGGAGTGCTGTGGGCCTACTAGCCACCAGTACGGGTTGTCCATGTGTAGTTGTAGCTTTCTACCTAGGAGAAGACATTGGGTTTACAGAGGAACTTCTAGGAATTATTAGTAGATTGACCAAATTTTATGGTTACACGGAATTTATTGGTGCGTCAGAATCTTATCATGAAGCGCTTAAGCTCTATCCCGTTTCTGTGGAATAGTGCTAATACGGGATAGCTATGGCAAAAATAGATACACTAAAGACCGCAAAGAGAGTCCTCCAGGCAATTGAAATGGCTACGGATGGATATGGTAATATTAAGGATAAGCGCAAGGCTTATCGAAAAGAGCGACAAAAAGGTCGCAAGATCATCAAAGAAGAAGTTAAGAACTACGAAAAAAAATAATTAGTGGCGAGTAGCGAGTCTCTGTTTTCTACTTGGCTTCACTGGCGTATGTACACTCGTCCAGATCTTTTTGTTTCCCTTTTGTAGTACAGACTTTAACTACCTAGTTGTCCGACGTACTCTACCAGCGAATTTCTTCCTGGCACCACTAAACCTTCAATAATATTGCGGGTGGGACGCAATCCCCACTCTGGATTTTTACCTATGCAGTATCTACCCTGCACTCGATGCGTTCAGGTTCGCTCTCCTAACGCACAATAAGGCTCCAGCCCTAACGATCTTGGACACGTCTTCCGGTGGCGCATTTCTGTCTTAAATTGGGTAGTACTACGGTCCCAATACCATCTCTAGCTTTCCGTGTTGCCGCAAATTTTATAAATCTAATTCGTAATCTTTAAGGAACTCATGAAGAGTGTCCCTAGTTTTTTGGAATGCTTCCAAGCTTTTTTCGTCATGTTTATCATTGTTGTATTTTATAATACCCCTAAGATGCTGGTCTAAGTCCCAAAGAACGAGCTTGTAAATTCCACCTTTTTGAGCTTCCTCAAATTCTTCTTTTTCTTCTGGTAATTTAAATTCTAGAATTCCTTTAGGCATATGTTCTCCTAGCAGTTAAATTTAGTTTCGCCAATCCCAACCATTCCATGGTGGATTTTCGATAGCGCTTCTTGGTGTTTTTTATCACCGTGAGAAGGATCGATCTCATGTACAAACACCATGGCTAAATGTTTTTCTATAACTTCTAGCGTTTCTTTGCTAGCGCCCTCACGATGGTCAATTGTTTTGTTTAATTCGAACCAACCCTGGAGCCAGTAACAAAAATCCCGAGATCTCATAAACGTTTATTCCCATGCTCTTTTTCAAGTTTACGTTTTGCTTCGAGACCATCGCAATATTTATTTATTTCTTTTGCTTCGTAGCCTCTGAAGCCAACACCTTCAACACCATCACGACATCCCTGATTGTAATCGGAGACACTTGCACAACCAGTCAACATCAATGCGATCAATAAAATAGCTTTCATTTTCCTGTACTTCCCCAACCATTTGTTCCGCGATCAGTTTCATTTAACTCATTTGTTTCTTCGACATCCTCTGCGGAAGTCCAGTATACCAATCCTTGGGCAATTTTATCGCCCTTTTTTATTTGGTATCCACATTGCCCTGTTTCTTTAGATTCAGACGTATTATTGAGGTTATGAATAACTACCTTGATCTCTCCACGATAACTATAATCCACCACTCCTGCCCCAGTACGAAGCCCCTTGGTAGCCATGCTAGACCTGTCTTCTATTTTGAAGACAGTTAGTAGTTCATCGAATGGAGGGACATCTAGTTCGATTGCGATGCCTGTAGGAACAATTGCGGTAGTTCCAACTGAAATAAATACGTCTTCTACCGCAAACAAATCGTACCCGTTACTCCTCGACTCCGCTCTTATCGGCAATTTTGCATCTGGATGTATTTTTTTAACTTTCATTTTTTAACGTCACATTTCTCACAAAAGGTGTAGTTTTCTGTAAAACCTTGATACTTAGCCCATTTATGGTCGCAACTCTTAGGTTCCATTCTACCCCAATCAACACCTACATAAGGAAACGTATTATTTGTAGCCCTATCGGCTTCTTGCTTAAGCCATTCACTCATACCGACCATTCTAGGGTACTCTTCTTCTGAATCATCTTCAATATCGTCATTAAGACTTCCAAAAAGGTATCTTACAGCATCAAGATAGTGTTCATCGTAATCATCATCAAACATATACTTAATATATCATATCGATTTCAATTTATCGATCTGCTCCTGAATTCTATTTGCCTGCTCTGTAAACAATTTGTCCAATTGTTCATATTTACCAACATTTCTCAAACTCAACTCAATTAATCTATCTAAGTATTGAATTTCATTAATATTTTTATTTTCTTCTACGTTTTTAGTCCTACTCTTTTTAACTCTTAAGGACTTTTTAACGACTTTTTTGGTCTTCTTAGCCATACTATATTTATACCTTATTTTAACTTTAAAGTCAAGACATTATCCCTGATATAAGTATGTAAGGCTAAACCGTCAATCTTATCTTATAGCGGTTTAATCTTAACTGGGGTCTATAATGGCATTAGAAACAAAACTTAAAATTGGTGCGGATACGTCAGAGCTTGAAAAGGCGTTTTCCTCATTAATCAAGAAAATTCAAGGAGATGCAGATAAGCTCAAGCTAGGTATGGCCGCTTCTAAGGGTGGTGCTGAGAAGAGTTCCTCAGATGTCTTCAAAGAGAACCTAGAGAATACCAGGGCTAAAGAGAAGTCTACCAGGCTTGATCAGCAGGCCGTACAGATCGCCAATAGAGCATTGGACGAGAAGAAACGTAAGCTAGATGAGATCTCAAGGAAAGAGGCTGAATCGGTTAAAAACGAAAAAGAGAAGGCTTATTGGGCCAAAGAACGTAATAAGGCAGAAGAAGACTATAACTCTATCTTAAAGACCAGAGATAGAATTCAAGGATCTTTAAACCCTAAGGGAGGCAAAGGATCGCCTACTGGAATAGTATCCAGTAACACTGCTATCTCTAAAGGTGGAATCACTAGCCTTAGCGGCCTTGCAGGAATGCTCGGTATACCCGGAATGGTTCTTGCTGGAATAGGAACGGCAGTTGCAGGAATTAAGGGCATAGAGGCCACCAGAAGAGTGTTTGCAGAGTCTCAATTTAGAAGCAGAGAAATCGAAGCTCAAACCTTCCAAACCCAAGGTCAGGGAGGTCAAAGACTTAATTCCATCATCAATGGCGGTACGGCAGAAGACTTTACCTTTAATAGCGATCGATTACAAGCTGCCCAGGCTGCCCAGGCAAAAATTTCCGGTAGGTACCAAGGAAACAATAGTACTATTCAGGGTCTAGCCATGAGCGCTCTTTTGGGCACCCAAGGATCTGGGGCTTTGCAGCATGGGAATTTAATGCAAGCCTTTAGAGCAACCGCAGGTCGATATGGATTTGCCGATCAACAAAGAGAGTTCGAAGCAAGGAAAAATCAAGAGCAAGCGGAGGCTCAAGAAGAACAGTTTAATGCTATCAAGAATGGTCCAGAAAGAGGGATTAGAACCGCAATCGCAAATAGATACCTACAAAACTATCAAGGTGATTTAGGAACTCAAAGGCAGTTGGGATTAAGTGATGAGCAACTTCGAGGAAATGCTTATGGAACTTCTTCTGGATTTTACGGGAAAGCAAATGATGCTGGATTCATGAATGAACAAGCAAGAGGCGCAGCATCGAATATTATTGGTGCAGGAGGATCTACAAGATCGGCAGCAGGCAATGCAGTTGATGTACTCAAAGCAGGAAGAAATCTAGACATTACGAATGCGGGTTCAATTTTTGGAAAACTTTCTGGATCAATAGGGTCCGATACTGGATCAAAAGATGCGTTTGTAAAATTATTGGCTTTAGGGACCAGTAAGGGTCTTGATGATAGTAAATATGCAGAAGAGAATAGAAAATTTATTGAGTCCGCTGCGGGTATTGTAAGTAAATCTGGTACTACGAGTTCTGAGGGGTTAGATCAAGTACTTAATACGGTAGGTAAATTTTTTGGAGGAGATAAGACCACAAGGGGAATCGAAGCTGGACAAAACGCATACGAACTTTATCAACAGAAGTCCATGCAACAAACCGGTCCTACTGGCGCGATGCGTGCGGCTGGAATAATGAAAGATCCTATTCTCAATAAACTTAATACTTTTTCTAAAGCAGCATTATTTAATACCCCAGAAAATCAATTAACTTCTGATAATCCTCAGATACAATATTGGGCAAAACAGGCGGGAGTAAGCGCCCAAGAGCTTATTGATAGTGCAAACAAAGTAACCGGAAGTTCTCAAAACGCTTTTGGAACAAGTGATGAGGCCATCAAAAAAGTTGCAAAAATAAAAAAGGATTTTGGTATTAACTCTTTTTCTGACGTAAAAAACCTTGATCCCTACAGAAAACAATTAGCAATTCAGGCATATGGAGAGGCCCAAAGCCTTACAAATCTTGAGAATCCAGACTTAGCAAAAGATCAACGATCCTCATTGGTATATGTAGACTCTCAAGCATCGGGGGACTCAAAGGCATCAATGAAAGCGCTCGAAGATGCCAAAAGAGCACAAGTAGATGCAAATAACCCCACAAGGGCCGGAGATGCGACTAATTCAGCAAATGCTCAAGGGGATAAACTTTTCAATAACTTATTTTCTAGTTTACAAACTCAAATTGCACCAACCAAACAGGCCATTGATGGATTAGCAAATAATATTAAGGATTTAGTTACCATAATGAATACCTCTTCTAATGCGGTGGAAAGAGCAAAAGCCGTAACAGGATTAAACAATATGGGATTTGGAATGTCTACTCAAGCACCAAGTCAGCAAAGCGCAGGTCCCCCTAGTCCCTCTGGAGGTAAATAATTATGGCGGCCAATCACAAAGCTTACACTTATGATATTCTACCTAACGGGTCTCCAGGTGGAGCTAATGGTGATAATTTTAATAGTGATATTTTTGTCCATCAAACAAGTCCGGCATGGGTACTGACCTTTTTAAGGTGGGAAGAAAGAGATACTTTAAGAACAACTCCCACTAATGGTAATAATTATTCAACAATTGTAGGGCCGCTGGTTGTAGAGAATGATTGTATTCAATTAAATGTTTCTGATTCTAAAGATGTTCTTACGCCTTCTATGTCGGCGACATTAATGATTACGGACGTAAATTACGAAACAGCTTTGGCACCCGGAGACTTTGTTTTTGTTAATATCCTTAATTGGGAATCAGAAGCAAGGAAAGTGGCCGATAAAGCTAGGGCGCAAAGCCCAATAAACGGTCAAAATGATGGTTTTAAAGGATTTTTTAAGATTCAAAGCGTCAGGAAATTTTTAACAATCGATCCTCAATCTGGAACCAAACATTATTCTGTTCAAATTACAGGGTTTGCGTTTACCGAATTCAATAATTGTATCTACTACAACCAATATTTGGTGGACAAGAATAACGAAAATTTCTTTCTTTTTGCAAGCCAAATAGGTCTTGATTGGGCCAATCTTCAAACAGAAAAAGGCCTGACTAAAATTCAGGATGTTATGAATTACCTTATCTGTGCTTTTATCGGAAGCGGACATGGCGATTTAGGAAGAAAAACAAATGAGCTTTCTCCTGTAACGCCCAATGTTCAATTCTTTATGCCCAAAGGAGTTGGTAGATTACTAGGACTTCCTTATTTAGAATCTGCCAAGGACGCATACAATTATATTTTTGGGATCCAGCAATACTCCGCCAATTCAAATGCCACCTTACAACAAGGCATGAACCCATCTTTTCTCGAAGAAGACGTTACGGATGATGGACGTTTTATTTTCTTGCCAGATCCAGTAGAAGGTGAGACAGTTAACAAAACTGAATATTGGAATCAACAAAAAGCATGGTCTATTTTGAATCAATTTACGAATGCTCCATTAAACGAACTCTTTACTTGTTTTAGAATTGCTCCAAATGGAAGTATCATGCCAACTGTAGTTTTTAGACAAATACCTTTTACCACTGATGATTTCCAAAACGGATCGTATAAAGTTACAAGATTTATGTCGGTTCCAAGATGGAATGTTCATCCGGCCCTATCTTTCGGTTTTAACGTGGGTAAAGACGAAGCATTGAGAATGAATTTTGTACAGTATTATGGAAAATCAGTAAATAGTTCTACAGATCCGGCTATTTCATTTGAGATTGCAATGGGAAACTATCTTTACGATTTAGATGATGTAAAAAGAAACGGTTTAAGACCTTATATTGTTACTTCTGAATTTGATAGGTTAAATAAGGTTGGATTTAAATCCCCAGGATGGGCTAAAATTTTAGGAGACGCCCTAATTGGTGGCCATCTTAAACTTAGCGGAACAATCAGTTTTGTTGGTCTCCCAGAACCTATTGCGGTAGGCGATAATTTACAGTTTGATAATGTTGTGTATCATATCGAAGGAATAAATCACACTGCACATGTTCAACCAGACGGTAAAAAAATGTTTAGGACCGATGTAACCGTAAGTTCTGGAGTAGACATTCAAAGTGGAACGCACGTAGTTTACAGCGAAATGGCATACGATAGTGCTTATGCTAAACGAAAAAATGACTACGATACAACACAAATCTTACCCGGTGTTTCAGAAGCGCAGGATACCATCTATAGGCCTGAAAACCCAGAGCCAACAAAAACTACAGTTGCAGATCCAACTTCTTTCACGGAACCAAATACCGGAACTTCAATCAGTAAAGGCAAGAGGTCTCCATGAGTACAAAATTACATAGTGGTGCGGTAATCCCTCACGGGCTATTATCTCATAATACTGAAGAAACCGCAATTGCCGCATTTAATCAGTCGTATAAAAACACAGGGGTAAAGGCAGGATTAATCAGAAGGTCATATGCACCTACAGATCCAGAAAATCAAAATAAACTTTGTATGGAGTATGATGTCCAGACAATTGAACAGATGGAAAATAAGGGTACCACCTCTGTTTTATACAAACATTGCATTTCTTCACAGTCCTTTGGTGGAATTGCGGACTATTTGGAATATACGCTAAGACCCCTTACCAAACAAGGTAATAACGGATTTCCCGCCTTTCAAGATCAAGATGGGGCCATTGTACTTATTCAGTGTTTAAATAATGCTGGGGACAAAGCTATTGTTATAGGAAATTTAATTCATCCAGATAGACCTACAAATGTTGTCAACAATGCACCACAAATGTTTGGGGAATACAATGGAGTAAAGATCCAAATTAATCAGGATGGTTCATGCTCCCTTATTTTCAAAGGAGCCACAGATAGTCAGGGTAAGCCTACTGATTCCAGTCAAGGCAATACAGAAGTAAAAATCGAAAAAGATGGGTCCTTCCAGGTAGATCATTCAATGATTACTTTTAGGTTAGACAAGACGACTGGTCAAACAACATTAAATTCTACAAAAGATATTAACCTCATCACTGGAACTAATTTGAATGTTACCGCAACACAAAATGTAGTAGTAAAATGTGTTGATGTAGATGTGACTGCTTCTGGAAAAGCCAATGTAAATGTAAGTTCTGATGCCAATATTGTCGTTGGCGGAAATGCCAATTTGACTAGTAGCGGAAAGACTGTCATTAAGGCTAGTGAAATTGACCTTAATCAACCGATCTCTGGAATAACAACGGCTAACTCACACCAAAATGTTATCGATCTGATAACAGGAGTTCCTGTTCAAGCCAGCACTACTGTTTTGAGTGATGTATGATACATTTTTTTAATGAAAAATATGATGTAAATAAGGGCTATTCTGTAGTTGATTTTATTTGCGATATCTGTAAAAATATTTTTACTCAAAGAGCTCAAAATATAAAAAAGAAAAAGTGTCCTTATTGCAATTCTTGTTATCAAAAATCTCCCGAGAGAAAAAATGTTTCTAGAAAAATAGTCCTCTCTAGGCCAAGTTTTTTTGGCGAAGACAATCCGCATTACAAGGGAGGCTTGGTAGAAAAAACATGTCTTTGTTCAAAAACATTTTCGGTTTATCCTGTTCGAAAAGATACTGCAAAATATTGTTCCACACAATGCAAGAAAAAATACTCTATTTCTAAAACTAAAATAACCGAATATAATGGCATTTTATTTAGATCTACTTGGGAGGTATCTTTAGCGAAGTATTTCGATTCAAAAGGGTATAATTGGAAATATGAACCAGAAGCCTTCAAAACTTCGGTTGGATTTTATACCCCAGATTTTTGGGTTTCTGAATTGAATTGTTATTTTGAGGTTAAGGGGTACTTTAGAGATAAAGAATCCAAGATAAAATTTGAAGAATTCTCTAGAGTATATGGGATTGTATTGGCTGACATAGAGTATTTTAAATCTTTGGGATTTGAGCGAATTAAATCTGGAACTAATAAGGGACAATTATGGCAGCCAATGGATCGGCCTTAGCAGCTTTAGTCCAAACGAATGTAAACAGTAGGATGGCTGCAATAAGAGGTCATGCCCCACTATCTCAACCCAATCCATCATATTATATTGAATTTGCGAATGCCATCGGAGAAGGGATTATTTCTGGTGGACCAGTTATCGAGTTTACCACCGCAGATACTGGAAATCAAGGGGACCCTCTTGTTCCTGGTATTGGCGCAGGTATCGGTATAATTACAGATCCATCTTTTTTTATTGAAGACCTTTATACTCGAATCAGAGGGTATATTATCGCAGATTTTGGTAGGACTGCTCATGAAGCATACCCACCAAGTAGCGGAAATTCTGGTCAGTATCTATTGGCACTATGTGAAGGAATCAATGACTCCTTTTTGACTTATTACCCTACTGCATGGACTTTAGTTTCTGCTCATCCTCAAATTTACATGGGGACAGGAATGATTTTAGATGGACAGTTTTCTGGTCTAATTGCGAGCGCAATTCAAGCCAATATTACTTCTGCAGCTTCAAATTTTACCGGCAGATTTTGGCCAAGACTAGCTCAGGCCATATCTGAATCCTATGTCGCTTTGATCGAACAGCACTCAACCGGTCAGGTGATGATTACTGGTACATGCGAATCAAGCGGCTCACAAACTTGTGGAATTAGTGGTAGTGGTACAGGAACAGGAACGGCAACATAGGAGATATTATTATGAAAGACAATGAACAAATTTTTGGTAGTTACACCATAAGACAAGTTTCCATGATTGAAGCGGAATATTTTGTTATTAGATTTGACGGCGACTTTTTTAATGAGGATGGCTATATGCTATTTACGATGTCTCAAGCCAAAGAAATCCATAAAAGTTTGACTAGCGATCTATCCTCAGTTATCAAGAATGGAATCAAAAAAGATAAAGAGTATGCCCTACAACTTTTGCGCGAGATGATTATCGAACCAGTCAGATATCATTAAGTTTCAAATATTAAGCCCATTTCAGACATCGATACATAGTAAAGAAGAATGTATCTATGTTTTTCTTCTAAAATTCTTGTCCTGTCCCATAAATTAAGAATATATGTTACTGCCTCAAAAATAAATGGTGCAAAACAATCTTCTTGACTATGGTTTGAAGTACATCTAAAAGTCTTGCCTTGTGAATGCTTAATTTGTTTTATTTTCGCTTCATCGATTAGTTCTTTGTCGTAAAGCCAATCGAAGAATTCTAGATTACAATCAATATCGGCCCATTCTAAAGACTCGCTATCGATAAATCTTTCGTAAACGACCTTAATTACTTGCGCCTCTTCCCTATTCATACTAATAAGGCCTACAGTTTTGGAAGAGATCGTCGACGTATTCTGCAAAATGCGCATAGATACAACCTTGGTATATAACATACGGATACATAAAGGATTTAGGGCAAGTATCGTCAAAAAAACCTTCTGGAGGATTAACCCCGTCTTGATTATAAATCTTATGATCTTTTCCAAATTGATGTCCCTCGTTACAATAACAATGCCCCATCTCGTGCCAGACAGTCATTGATCTATCAATAGAATCCATATTGTCCCAATATGTTGAATCTACAGTGATTTCTCTAAATCCAATGCCATATTCACACTGAGCTACTACATTGTCCTTATTAATTTTGTCAAAACTAATCGTTACTTCGTTTTTAAAGTCTAAATTGTACAGTTGAGACAGGACAAACCACTCATCCACAGCTGTTTGGACCTTTGGGTCGACACCTTTGAATTTTAGAAATAAATTCATGTTAGATAACAGGGTGTTAAGCGATAGAAATAGCATTACAAGAAGCAAAAATCTAGTAAAATTAAACTTAATCATACATCTTATATATCATGTGGTTAATGATATAAGGGTATTAGGCTCTAACCGACAATCTTATTCTTATGGCATTTGGTATAACCGACACTAATTCCTTAAATTTTGGATCTCCTGACTTAGGCCCCCTTACTATTTCTGGGGGAGTACAGTCGTATGCATTTCAAAAGTCGCCTTTTCCTTGGACTTCGGTATCAAGTGCCTTTTTCCCTCAATTGCAGCCAAACCCAAATCTTTGGGACAAACTTGCCTATTACCGTCTTATCGTAATTGATACTTTTAATAGCAATAAGGTCGTTGGAGGAGATGAGCCTCAAGACATCAATATTGAACCACTCGGAAATGGCACCCTAGCCTTTATTCCCATGGATTCCTCTTGGGAGTTTCGTTTGCCGATTACTCCTCAGCAATTATCGATCCGTGACCAATTTGCAATTGATACATCTGCGACCCTAAGAGGTATCCATGAGCAACATGGCGGACTTCGTTTTAAGCATATTGCGATTAAAGGAACTTTTGGGGTTTGGCCAGGAAGACCTTCGATCGCCCCACAGCCAGGAACTCCTGGTGTATTACAATCCATTTTCGGCAATACAATTCAAGCAGCGCAAAATGTAGCGACTCAATTTACATCTGTTTTAAACAACCTTACTACTGGATCCAATGCAGCCAAGCCAATAAATTACAGACCGGATAACACTAATCCGCAAGAAATGTTAAATGGAAGTGATCCCGAAGCCAATGGTTTCGGTACTGGATACTATCAAACGATCATGCTCCAGCAATTTTTAGAACAATATGTTGAAGCCAAGAGAAACCCAGCAAATGCTGGCTGGAGATTGGTTTTTGACATCGTTAAACAAAATCAATCTTTCATCGTTACCCCAACAGGATTTGATTGGGAAGAAAGCGTTAGTCATCCTTCGGAAATTGATTATACTTTACAACTTAAAGCTTGGCAGAGAATTAATCTAAACCAAGAACCAGGACTGAATGCTCTTCAGGTTACCCCACTTACCCCTGGAGTATTGCAACAGATATTGAATGTTATTACTGCTGCCCAAAATACCGCAGCGGCTTCCACTAATTTGATTGGTGCTGTTCGCTCAGATGTCGATAATGTTCTTAATATTATAAGGCAGACCGGCGTATTCGTAAAGCAATTGGCAGGTGTCGCTATCGCAGTTTCGGACTTACCAGCACAAGTCGTTGGCGATGCAAAGAGTACTATATCTACTTTTTTAGCTACTATTAACCCAAATAATTTATTTGGAAGTGCCGCAAGTGATCCGGTTACGCTTCAAAAATTGTCTCAAGTTAAGCAATTAAATCAGACAAATGAAGGCCTTTCTTCTTCTGCAGTATCAAATGGGCAGATTGGAAATTCTGCAGCAGTATCTTCTACTCTCAATCCATCAAATAGCGTGTTTACAAGTCCACTTCAATATCCAATGCTTCTTAGTCAAGTTCCACTTAATAGCTTGAGCCTAAATACCGCTCAGCAAAATGCGGTTCAGACAGAGCTTAATACTGTTAGTAATTTTACAGTACAAGATCTTAAAAACAAAAGAAATACCATGTTAACTGTTTGTACCCAGCTATCAAATTCTTTTGGTGCGGGAAATGCTTATTATAGTAAACTTTTTAACCAACCACCTCCATTGCATAGAACTCAGCCTATGACTCTTGATGAATTTGATATTCTTCAGAATTTATATGCTTTAGTAGAGGCATATGATTTGTTGACCGCAACAACTCAGTTGGATAGCGATCAAGTGCTCAGTAGTATGCAGTATGTAAATGCTCTTGCTGCCACTTCAAATATTGAATTTGCAATTCCTAATTCCAAAATCCAAGTCCCAGTCCCATTTGGATTAAATGTAGAGCAAATTGCGCAAAGATATTTACAGGATTCTCAGCGTTGGCTTGAGATCGTCACCTTGAATGAACTAAGAGAGCCGTACATTGATGAAAATGGATTTCAATATTCATTGTTGTCCAATGCAAATGGTAGAAATATTGTAATCGGTGCCGCTCAAGATTTATTTGTTGGTCAGACAATCTATTTGAATTCTAGCACTCAGTCTCCTACTGCTCGAACCATTTTAGATATCGTCCCTCTGTCACAAACAAGCTTTCTATTGACTTTGGATGGTTTGGCTAATCTCGATAATTATACGATTGCAGATGCTGCTTATATTCAAGCCTACTTACCAGGAACTGTGAATAGTCAAAACGTCATCTTTATTCCTAGTGATCTCCAAAGCCCTGCCTATGACCAGATCTCAATTCCTTCCAGTGTCGCCAACGTCGATTTAGTTGGACTCAGTAAGGTTGACTGGTTACTCGATCCATCTGGAGACCTTGCTACAACGAATACGGGCGATTTTAGACTTGCTGCCGGTATTACCAACCTAGTTCAAGCCCTAAATATCAAATTTGGGACCCAATTAGGGACTGCTTTGACCGACCCTACCTTTGGGTTAGGGGTTAAGGCAGGAAGGTCTGTAGCTGACATCACGGCTCCAGACATCTATAAGCAGATAGTTAAGATGGTAACAGCAGACAAACGGTTCTCTTCAGTCGATGGATTGCAGGTAACTTTGAATGGGCCTAGTTTAGGGATCAATCTTTTAGTTCAACTAGCTGGAATTAAAGGTGTTTTTCCAATTGCCTTTAGTTTGCCTACAACCAATTAACAATCCTACGATATAATATATGCGAGGACTCACATACCCTCAATCTTAATGTAACAAGAGGTTTTTAAATGGCAACTAGTCCAACACCCCCAAGTTCGTCTTTACCGCAGCCCCAGTCCTATGAAGCCTTACTTGGTCAGGCTACTAGTAGTTATGCGTCCGCTTTGGGTATTAACGATTTAAACGTAGGTTCGGCCAACGTAAGTTTCTTTAAAGTAGTTGCCCTCATGATCGCCCGTTCGAGCGGAGATATCTTTCAAATTTTGAGAGATTATAACCTTGACCGTGCAACAGGACCAGCCCTCAAGAACTTAGCCAACGAATACAATGTTCCTGTTACCGGCGCTTCTGCTGCCACAAGTTTCGTAACTGTTACCGATCTTTCTTTTCAGAAAATCTCTACTCTTATTTACGCAGGCGCAAATCCACCAATCGCTGGATCTACTTCAATTTTCGTAAGTGATGCCTCTTCCTTCCCTTCCTCTGGTGCAATCTACATCGGTCGAGGAAGTGTTAACGTAGAAGGCCCTATTTCTTATAGTGCAACCACCCAAATAGGATCTTTCTGGCAAATCAACCTTTCTTCTCCTACCACAAAATTCCACAACATCAGCGAGAGCGTAATTCTTTCTCAAGGTGGCGTTAGAACTGTACCGGTTAATACGATCGTGATTAGTCCAGGTATCGGAACGACTCCAGATGTTCAGTATTCAGTTACTCAAAGCGGAATCATCCTTGATGGTGAAACTACCGTAAGCAATATTCCGATCGTTTCTGTATTACCAGGATCCTCGGCAAACGTTCCTGCTGGAGCAATTTCTCAATTCACAGGAAATCCTACCGGTCTTCCAAATGCCTCTGTTACTAACCCATCTGCAATCACCACTGGACAAGATACTGAAACAGATGATCAATTAAAAATCAATATCAAGAACGCTCTTGCTTCTACTGGATTGGGTACAGTTACCGCTATTGAATCTTCTCTTGAAGGTGTTCAAGATCCAAACGGATCTGATACCATTACAAGTACTGATATCCTTAATTCTGCTACCAATACTACCGTTTATATTGATAACGGTGCAGGATTAGAAGCCACTCATACTGGCGTAGCAATCGAAACAATCGTAAATTCTGCTTTAGGCGGAGAAAAATTCTTTCAATTAGTCACTGGTGGAAAGCAGACTTCTGTAACAAAATCACTTCTTCAAACCATTGCTGCGGAGCCATTTAATTTATCTGGTGGTGAAATTCTTACAGTTGTTGTTGGTAACATTACTTATGAACATACTTTTGCTCCAAGCGATTTCGCAAATCCTGGAAGTGCCACCGCATACGAAGTGTGCGCTAGTATCAATGCCGATACTCTTTTGAATTTTGAAGCCGTAACTGCTGGTGGCGGAACTTTCGTAGTTATCAGACCAGAAGATGAAGTTACCAACCGTATTCAGGTTACTACTCCTGCTGATCCTTCTGTGATCGATGCCAACACTGTTTTAGAGTTTCCTTCTCAGTTATCAGAAACTCTTCGTTTGTACAAAAACGGAAAGCTTTTAACTGAAGATGGATCTACCGCATCAATTTTCACACAACAGCAAAGTCTTTGGTCTTCTACACTTGCTTCTGGAGAGACTTTAAGCATTAGCGTTGATGGAACGCAGCCTATTACTTATACTTTGACCGATGCCGATTTCGTTGCAGAAGGAACCTACACAACTCTTTCTTTCTCAAACAGCTTACAGTCTTGGACAAACGTTTTCAATAACGTAATTACCGGTATCACCGCTTCTATCGTGGGCTCAACCATTGAAATTACCAGTAACTTGGGTTCAATTGACCGCGCACAAATCGATATCGTAAATACTGTTTCTAATCCTACTTCTTTGATTGCAAAAGGTGTAATTAGCATCAATAACGTATCTTCTCAAGGTGCTGCATCCGATTACACTCTCGACAGAAACACTGCACAAATCCAATTGGTAACCGCTCTGGTTGCTGGAGATTCATTGTCTGCAGGAACTCCAATTACTCAAGCAAACATAGAATCTTCTGAAATTTCTTCTGGGTCATTAACTCTTTCATCAGATGCTCATGTTTGGATTGCAATTGATACCAATGCAGTACTTATCCCAACTGTTACCACCGGATCTTTGATCTCAGTAACTTTGGTTGGTAACAATACCGTTCGTTATACTGCAAACTCTGCTTCCGTATTCTCAAATGTTATTCCTGGCGATTACGTAATCATTTGGTCTCTTCAATTGCCTGCCGGAGATCGACTTGAAGGACGAGTTCATGCGAATACAGGAAACACTTTAGATATTAAAGTTACTGCAGCAGAATACGCAGCCGCTTCAGCTTCACCGAACAACTCCTACATTTCTGGTTTTGCTGTTGTAAGAACCGCAAATGTACCACAAAAATTCAGAGTACAAACTGGAACTAAGACCTTAAACGCAATCGCTATTGAATTACAATCTCAAACAGATGAGCTTCAATTCAGTGTTGTGGATAATACCAGCATCAAGATCATCTCAAATTCTGATGATTCAAATGGCCAAATCGTAGTAGTAACTTCTGATACTACCGGATCTTTGTTGAATTTCAAGAGTGGCCAAAATAGCGTAAGCCAAAGCGCATTGATTGCATATTATGAAACCCAGTCTGCACAAGCAGAACTTCCACTGTTTTTCCATTCAACGATCAGTGGGGACTCATACGCTAACCCAATCGATACTTATGTAACCAATTTCTCATCTACATTACCGGTATCTTCTTTTGATCCAAACGAACTCATTTCTTTCCTTAGTCCGTATGGTGGAATTGACGACGAACAACCTACCGAAGAAACTGTTCAGATGTCTGCAACGGTTGGGAGCGCAATTACAATTTTACCAGAATACCCAGATGTTCGAAGACTTCGAATAGCTGATCGTTTCTACATTGCAAACCCTCTTGATTTTGGTTATAACGATTCTACCGTTGTAATCGTAGACAATAATACTATCGGCGAAACATATACTCTTCCTCTCTATAGAAATGCACAAACTAACAGTACTTACGCAACAAATAATTTCAGTTTCAATGCATACGATACAGCGGCTGGCTCGACAGCTAGTTTTGTTTCAAACTTTTCTGGCTTTGACTTTTCAAACTTTAAAGCGTTATTGCAAGCAAAATATGTATTGCAGGGAGCAAACGCACAAACAGCCCTTCTTTACAGGTCTACTGCCTGGGGAAGAAGTGGGGAATACATCAATGTCGCTTATGTCTATCCGAGTTCAGCTAATCAAGCTATCAGTTCTAGTATCTCAATTTCTCCATCGAATAATGTAAGTGCCCAAATCATCCTTGCTTCTGGCAATCCAGTTCTTACCAATACCTCCTCTAATACTCAATGGAACGTAACGATTGCTGCTAATAATCCAACTGCAGGAATTGATCAGGTTACTTATACTTACAATGGAACAGGTAATGCTCCAAACCTTAATTTATCTGGCGGAGAATATGTCACAATTCTTCCTTCAACTGGATTCAATGTAGCAAATACAGGAACTTTTAGAGTTTCAACCACTTCTGGTTTCTCTCCTACTTCTACATCATTTACTGTACAGAGACCAACAGGCGTTGCAGTTGCTCAGTCTAACGTTGTTACGAGCGTTCTTAACGGAATTTATTTCTATCAAGCTTCTCCGACTACTGCTGCTCAGATTAATACTTACGTAAACGCAAATCTTTCTAATTACTTCACCACCACCATCGTAAATGATGGCGGTACTTCAGGATATGGTGTGATTGTACTTAGCACTTATGAAGATAGCGGATTCACAACTAAATCGTACTATCTCAAGGACGGTATTAATTGGATCGCAAGCTCTAATGTATCTGGAAGTCCTCAATTTACTTTTAAGAGACCTCTTACTTACGCTAGCGATACTGGATATGCGTTTAACATGGGAGACCAAGTAAGACTCGTTCCAACCACTATCGACCAAGTTCAGAGATTATGGTCTATCTTGGCAGTAACTGGTTTCACCACCGTAGGAAATGTTGAAACTTCTGATCGTGGAACTCGTCTTCAATTGGCGACTAATACAGTTGGATCTGTCGGATCAATTCAAATCGTAGGTGGAAGTGGTAACGAGTATACTGTCCCAGTTCTTACTTCTGGTGAGTTACTTGGCAATAATGCAATGATTTTCTCTGCAAATAGTATTGCAAGTCAAGCTGTAGCGAGCGATCAATGGTTCAGAGTTGCAGCTCAAAATTATCAAAATAAAAATGTAGGTTTTGGCGCTAACACAAGCGTTACCGTATTAAGCAATACTCCTATTAGCGGTCAATCTACAGTTATCCTAGAAAACCAAACAGCTGGGCAGCTTTATTTTGGCAGCCCAAGAAATTTCGTGAGAGTTTCTGGCGATACCTTCAGAATTGAAAAGCAAGGTGCTCTTGCCTGTTTAAGCTGGAATGGCGTAGGATCTTCTCCTAACTTTAGCACAAATCTTAACTTTAATGATTCTGCTGGCTGGACCCTAAACGTGGATTCTGGTGGAACTTATAGTGTTGCTACTGGAAACACAAATTTCGCAGCGCTTTCAATCGGAGATTTAATTAACGTTACTGGCGCTGCTAATGCAGGAAATAATGGATCTTTCTTCGTAGAAGGCGTAACAGGAACTTCTTTTAAAGTATCAAATCCAAATGTTGTACCTGAAACCGGCACCACAATTGCTGCGGGTGCATTTACCTCAACCTCTTCTGTTTCCGAAGGCGATACTGTAATCCTAGATTCTCCTTTCTCTCCTCTCAATCAAGGAACGTATCGTGTAATCAGAATGTTTAACAATAGTATCTGGTATGAGAACAGCAATGCAATCGAAGAAGAGATCTTCTGCGCTGCAAATACAATCTCTACTGGTTACGATACAAGTTCTGTTTTTAATGTAGTGGCTTCTTCTGGAACCCAAACCCTCGTATGGACCGGTACCGGAACTTCTCCTAATTTACAAAACGTATTACCAGGGGATATCGTTACTTTTGGATCAGGTTTTACATCTGCTAACCAAGGTAGTTTCATGGCCACCAAATCTGGACCTTCACAAGTTCAAATTGCCCAATTCACTATGCCAGCAGGAAGCACTTTCGCATCGTCTGGTGCTGCTGATTACTTCGAACTTTACAATGGTGGCAATGCAAATCAATACTATGTATGGTTCAATGTTTCTGGTGGCAGCAATACCGATCCAGCTCCAGTCGGCTTCACTGGTATCGAAGTAACTATCAATTCTTCTGATTCTTCTGCAACCGTAGCGAATGAGTTGTACAATGCCCTTAACGGACATTTGACAGCAATCAACGTTTCTGTTTCGTCTAATGTTGTTACTGCTACCTGTACTGTTGCTGCAGCAACAAACATTCCTGTGAATGTGTCTATGCCAGCCGCTTTCGGCTTCGTTGTCACTCAATCTGGTCAAAGATCATTCTTAAGCGTAATTAATCCAGCTGCAGTAAATCAATCTGGACTTTCAGCCGTTACATTCTCTGTAAATAGACCTCAAATCGAATTTTTCCAATACGATGCGACTGTTCCTGGTGACAAATTAGTTATCAATGGATCAGTTTTGGGCGCAGGAAATGCCGGAACCTATCAGATCTTCGAGGTTCTTAGTCCAACTACTGCAATTATTACCGGCGTTGTTTCTCAGCAATACAACACTAACCTTTCTACTAATTCAGTTTCTTTATCTGTCCAAGAAGGACATGCCTATACTGGATATAAACAAGTTAAATTTGTTGCTGCACAACCTGGAACAACTAACTTTAATAATATCGTGTTTAATACTTCTGCTCAATTCGATAAGATCAACTTGTCTGGCAATGTAGGACTTACTTCTTTAGGTAAGTTGAATTTCCCTACCACTTTTAGAAGTGGTATCGACAGCTATAATTACGATATCGGCTTGATCGGTGAAGCAAATAGAGTTATTTACGGAGATCCAAGAGATTCCATCACTTATCCTGGAGTGAACGCTGCCGGAACAGATATCTTTATTAGAGAGCCACTCCTGAAACGTATTCAGATCGCTCTTGCTATTAGAACCAACATCGGCGTATCTTTTGCTCAAATTACATCTCAAATTCAATCTACCGTATATGCTTTGATTCAGTCAAACCCACTTGGACAAAGTATCGACCTGTCTTCTATTGTTGAAGCCGTAAGAGCAATTCCGGGCGTTACTTCTGTAGTAATTACAAATCCTGCTTACTCAGTTGCTTCAGACGAAATTCAACTGGTAACTGGTGAAAAAGCTTTCATCGCAAATCAAATTTCTGATATTTCGGTTTCTTTGATAGGTTCATAATATGGCAGTAACGACACAAGCACAAGAATACAAAAGACTTCGCAGCTATCTCAATCCGATGTTTAAGGGCCCAAAAGTCGATGCCGTATTAAATGCGTTGGCCACCAATTCCGCCTATCTAGTAAATAACATTCAGGCAGTAAATGACAGTCTTTATGTAGCAACTGCGCAAGGCGAATACTTAGATCTAGTTTTATCTAACTACGGTATCGTCAGAGATCCTACTATTGGTCTTAGCGATGATGTTTTTAGGACCATCGGTATTCAGGTTAAAAACAGAAAGCAAGTTAGGGACTTAATCAATAAGATTCTAGACGCTATTTTTGGTGATCAGTTCGTAAAAACAACCAGTAATTCTCAGAATTTTGAGCCATACGCACTTCAAGATGGCGATACGCTCATGATTAATTTTGACGGTACTGGAACTCATACAGTTACCTTTTCTACTAGTCAATTTACTAGCATTGCAGCAGCAACCGCACAAGAAGTTGCTAACGCCATTTCAATCGGACTTAGCAATCTAGGGGTCTCTGGAAGTGCGATTCTTAATAATGATGGTAATGGAAATTACGTTCAATTAATCAGCAGCACAATTGGTGCGTCATCTTCCATTACTGTTTATGGCGGTCGAGCACAGAACGTTCTTTTGTTCCCATCAACTGTTCCGACTGCAGGCAACTTTTCTACCCAGTGGACTATTTCTCAGCAACCAGGCGGTAACTTAAGGTATACTTGGTCTGGAGGAGCAGATCCAGGACTAGGGGATGTAGAAGCAGGCCAATACGTAAATATTTATGGCGGTGGGTTTACTTCTTCTAATAACGAAGGAACCTATACTATTGTATCCGCTCAAGGTGGTGCAATTAACTCTTCATATTTTGAAATCTATAGTCCAACCGGAGTTCCTGGAATTATTGTTCAGGGTACAGATTCTGCCGTACAGTTTTTTGCGCCAATCAGAGAAAATATTTTAAGCAAATCATATTACGCAGCTGTTTATCAGACCGAAGCCAATATTTTACAGATCTTTGTTCCAGCAACTACCCAAGTCATTCAAAGAACTAGGATCGGATCTGCACATTTACACGGTATCTCTGAGGCACCGCAAACACAATTAATTTTCGAGGCTGCAAGTAATTTCAATGCTTCTGGAGCTGGAAGCTATTATCTTATTAATGATTTGGGAAACGCCTATCAGTATTATGTTTGGTTTAATTTCGGCAGCAACACTGATCCAGCAATTCCAGCATATACTCCTATCGAAGTAAACGTTAGCTCTGGCGATAGCGCAAATACTGTGGCTCAAAAAGCGTACAATGCTATTGTTGCTGCGATTCCTACTCTTACTCTTTCTATCTCAACCAACATCATTACATTAATTTCAGAAACCGTCTCGACAGTTGCGGATAATGGCCCGTCGCAAGCAACTACGCTTGGACCGTACATTTATGACACAAGTCAGGGCTTTACTATTGGTGGAGCATCAACTACTTTGACTTCTGCGGTAAACGGTGAAACTGGACAGATTATCAATGTTGCTAGTTCTGTTGGATTCCCAAATACTACTGGGTATTTAATCATTAATTATGGATGCGAAGATCAAGAGGGTCCAATTCCATACATTGCAGCCCCTTCAAGTGGAACCCTTCTTATTAGTCCGGCATATTTTATTCAACAGGCACATGCGGCAGGAGCGTCAGTTCTTTTGGTTGCCGACAAGAGCCCAATTGTACTTCCGACAGATGGAAGTGCCTACCAACCGTATTTAACCGATACAGCTAGTGGTCGCGTATATGCACAAAATTTAATTGATACTGTTGTGGCTGCCGGGGTCACAGTAGTCTATACTATTCTTTACCCGAATGACATTGGATTAGGAAAATGGGGAACGCCTTTTTCAGAAGTAGCTTACGTCTACGGACCTTAAGGAAAATTTATGCCATCAGCAAATCAAAAAAGTATAATTTTATCGGGAGCGCTGGTTAGATTGTATGTAAACAATCAAATCTATAAAGTTGCTCAAGATGTAAGGTTAGAGCTTGATACCGGCGAATATGCCATCTATGGTATCAACTCCCCTTATCCTCAAGAACTAGCCGGTGGCGGACAAGTTGCCATTAGAGGCTCAGTGCGAGGATTAAGGGTACAGCAGTCTGGCGGCGTTCAAGGACAAAACTTGAGACCCCTATTTTCTGATTTAGCTGCATCAAACTATGTCTCTTTAAGACTAGAAGATAGATCTACAGGCGAGACTATCTGGAGTGTTCCCAAAGCCAAGATCACAAAAGTTAGTGACGCGGCAATGATAAAAGCTACCTACAAAGTCAGCTTCGATTTTATGGGACAAGTTCTTTTCTGGCCTCTTGATCTTGCGTAATACTGCTTTTTAGCAATTTATTCAACATCATTCGATATGCATGAAATGTATTTAGCGCATCTAAATCAGCGCGGTGGGCGGGTCCTTGAAATTTAACGCCTATTTTATTGCATGCATTTTTTAATCCACCTTGAATTTGGAGTCCATTGGCAAATCTCCAAGAAACAAATAAGGTCTTAGCATCAATCCAACGACGACCAAAGCACCACCTTTTGTCTTCTTGGTCCATTCCCAATTGGTCTAAAAGTTCTTTGCTATCGCCTCCGCCCCACGTAATAGTGTTAGTAAAGGATTTGTGCCTTAAATGCATCTCTCTTAATACTAAATAGGCTTCTTCTAAAGTCACTCCGTTATTTACATCTTCTTGAGTAATTCCTGTAAGGTTAATAATGAATTCAGTAAGTTGTTCTTTTGGATTTACAATAATAGAAAGCTTTTCTAGAATTTCACCAGTAACGATATTTCCTACAACAGCGCCAATTTGTATAATTTTTTTTGAAGGCTGTGCCATCTCCAAGTCTAAAGAGGTGAAGATTTCAATTGGTTTATTTTCTTTGTTCATTTAAGATCGTCCTAATCACTTCTTCTACAGATATCGGTCTCATATTATTTACATCGACTCCCACATTGATCATAAGAGATCCATTAGGAGTTATCTTGGTCTTCCAGGCTCCGTGAACGTGCCCGTGCAGAAGAATATGTCCCCTATCTACAGGCCTAAAGGATGGATACCGTTGATCAAAATCTGGATTTGGGTCATAATAGGGCAGATGACTAAGGAGAACCTGTTTATTGTCAATTATCATCGTATCTTCCAACTTGATAGATAGGAATCCGGCATCAAAGTATATTTTACGGAATTTCTGAAGTTTTTCTGGGTTCTTAGCATGTAAGGGGTGACAATGATCGTGATTTCCCGCAATAAGATGGTGTTGACCGTTAAGTTTTGACAAAATCAAACTAGGAGCGGTCTTGTTAAGAGAAAAATCCCCAAGATGATAGACCGTATCTTCTGATTTAACCACAGAATTGTGACGTAAAATTATTTCTTCATTCATTTCCTCAATTGTAGAAAACGGACGATTACAATATTTTATTACGTTGTTGTGAAAAAAATGTTCATCACTGGTAAACCAAATCATATGCTATCTCCTTCCGCTAAGAATGCTACTTACATAACTATCGGATATTCCCAATTTTTTAGCAATATCCTTTTGGGGCAAACCTTTATTTTTTAGGGTTTTTATTTCAGCCTTAATACGTTTAGCGGTTTCGTATCGACTCTCCGGTAACGATAAATCTATTTTATTCCATTTCCTGTCTAAAATCGGCAATTTTAATTTAATTGCCTTTTTTTTCAAAAAATTAAGGATCTTCCTATCAGAAAAATACGTTTCTACATACCCACAACTATTTATGTGGGTTGTCCATTTATCCCTATGTTTTTCTATTTTTGATTCTACGTAAACCTGTTTTTCGAAAAATAAATAATTATTAATCCAAGAAGAATGCCCCTTTATAGTAAGAACGCAATCCTTTCTGCCTGTCTGTTTTTTTATGCATCCATCCCCATCAATAAAGCCACACAAAAAAGATAAAAATAAATCACCCGCTAACCAATCTATTTTAGGGGGAGTGGTTGTCTTATTGGCGCTAAAATCAAATTTCTTAGAAAACTCTTCTACTATGATCGGATCTTGAATTGTGACAGAACAACTTGGGTATTCCTTCGCATGCTCTTTATAGTTTTGTGTTTCTAAAAAATTAGCCAATTTCTTCAAATGTTCCGAATCTTTGATGGCTAAAGTTACCTGCAGCCTTTTATTTCTATCTATATGTCCATCAGCTGCTATGAATCCGGCCCAATAATAAGCTTCGGGGGTTTGCAGGAGAAGTTTGGAGGCATTCCCATTTCTATTTTGGGAATCTCTACGGAGACCTAACTTAACGGCCTGAATTTTTACTCCATTGTATGTCCTTTTTGGCAGCAAAGAAAGTAACGTTTCTGTAGATTCAGAAAAGTATTTTTGTTTCAAGACATTGTTTTCTTCTAAGCTCCAACGACAGCGAGATATTTTCATAATATTAAGATTGCCTCTGTTGCCAATCCGATGTAAAATATCTCATTTTCTCTACTCATTACATGATAGCTTATCTCGGATATCTTCGGCAAGTTTTTTCTGAACTCTTTTTACGTACTCTAGGTTCCTTGGTTTTCCTGGACTTTTCTTGCTTTCCATATAACTTCCCGCATTGTAAGCTGACGCCAACTGACACCAGTCTTCTGCTCCGTATCTTTCTTGTTGATATTTTAGATAAAGACTGGCGTACTTAGCATTCACTTCAGCCTTTCTTAGATCGGTTAGAGTGCCTTTGTAACCAAGCATCTCGGCGGTCTTAAGTTTTACCATGCAAATTCCCACACTAGGCGAGCCATGATCTTGTGCCACGTATGTTTGGGTAAAGTCGTTTGATTCGTATCCGCAGATTGCGTAGAGCAGCAGTCCCGATACCTTAGCAGCTTTCGCCGCAGAAAAAATGATTGAATAATAATTCATTCAATACCTCCAAAGACAATAATAGCGTACAATTAGTGGCTTTACAAGACTTTTAATCCGTAGTAATCTTATAGAGATAGATACAACTCAACATGATTGGTTAATTATATGAATTTATTGGAATTAAACGTTAAGACTTGTACTAATTGTAACGAATCAAAAGAAATACGTAGTTTTGGTAAGCACAGTAGGAATAGGGATGGATTAAATACAGAGTGTAAATCGTGTAACAGCACTAGAGTTTTGCTTTGGCAAAAACAAAATAAGGATAAAGCCAATAAAAAAGCCGCAAAATGGGTAGACAGCAATAAAGAAAAGCGAAAAGAGATATCTAAAAGGGATAACGATAAAAGAAAAACTGAAAAAATAAAGACAAGGCTGTTAAAAACATATGGAATAACATTTGAGCAATACAATCTTATGCTTACAGAACAAGAAGGTAAATGTAAGATCTGCAATAAGGAAGAAATCGGGACCGACAAAAGAAGCGGCAAAAAAACTTAATTTGGCTGTGGATCATTGTCATAAAACGGGCAAAGTAAGGGCGCTTCTTTGCGGAAGATGTAATAGAGCACTAGGACTTTTTCAGGACACTATATTGTTATTTGAGGAATCAATAAGGTATTTAAGAAAATATGAATATTAAGGCTGATTTTAGCACATATATTGATGGAAACGGACTGCTTGCCCCAGGCCCACAATCTCAACCCGCAATAGGCAGGGGAAGCGATAACGGGATCATGTTTACTGCAGAATATTACGACATACTTCAAAAAAGTGGTCAATTAACTAATCAAGATAAGATAGATTTTGCTCAAAAAATCAATCAATGCATTTATCCACAAGGCATACTAAATAGAGTTCCTATTGGGCAAACAGATTCTCAAGAGGAGGTCGATGATTTTTATGGCGCTCTTTCTGGATGTAAATTATTGGAAAACACTGGCATGCCTAGAAAATTTCTAGCGGCGATGTTCAAATATGGAACTTTTATGGACTCCACCAATCCTGGTAAATGGGGAAACTGGAATGCTTTCATGCTAAGACAACCTCAACTCTTAGCGTGTATGGTTTCTGCAGGATTCCCAAGTTTTATAAAGCCGATCGATTGGATAATGAGAATTTTAGCATTTCCGTTTTATTTGTATGTTGCTATTGTGATCGCTCTCAGTTGCATTGGAACCGATATTGGCAATACAGACGCTAGACGCCTCGCCTGGCACTTAATTCAAGCGACTGCACCAACGAGCCTAATGTGCTGGCTTGCCTCTAAAATATGGTATTCTAGGCTTTATAGTGATTATCCAGCAGGCATGAATGATGTTGCGGCTATTTATTATCAGCCCAAAAACACTAATCCATACTCAAAGTACTGGATAACTAAATAATTTTATTAAATTTAATAAAAAAGCTTACTAAATTTAATAAAAAAGCTTACTAAATTAGTAAGTATTTGATTTTACTTCTTAAATCTATCGAAATTCAATAAAGCTGCAGCGAGTTCTTCTGGGCTAGTAGGCTCCCAACAACCAGATTCGATACCATACCAGATATCCCCATTCTGTAAAAGAACGGCAACCTGGGTGTCATGTGCCCAAATCGTTCCTGCTTGTCCTGTCATAACCATTACAACTGTTCCTGGCTTAAGTTTCATCTTTGCTCTCTTTTTTTAGAATACCTTTAACGTCCGGGGTGTATTTTTGGGATTTTGTTCGGTTCTTGCAACCGGTCTCATTGCATTTTCTGAAGTACCACGTGTCATTTTGTTTATTGTAAAGAAAGATCTCTAGAAAGCCACCGCAACCACCTTCATTACATGCCCATTCTTTTCTTAATTTATCAAGGATATCATTAGGTTGCTGTTTTTTCTCTGGTTTTTGATGTTTCTTAATTGTCTTGTTTAATTGTCCATATTCATCCAGATCGATCCTAGCCAATCTTTTTCTGAGCAAGTCGTTTTCACGCTTAAGTCTTTGTATTTCAAAGCGAAATTCTTGTATTCGACTAAGTTCTTTTCGGCCAATTCGAGCTTTGCCCATGGAGTACCTCTAGGTTACTTCTATCTACTCTACCATAAGATTGATCTTATTTCAAGTTTTATGATATAATATAGTTACTGAGCAAAGGCAGCAATCTTAAAGTATGTTCTTGTATGAAATAACCAATAAAATAAACGGGATGGGATACGTAGGTATCACAAAAGGACGAGTAAAACACCGTTGGTGGTCTCATAAAAAGGATCTAAAAACAGGAAGGCATGGAAATCGATGGCTACAAAGAGCCTACGACAAGTATGGGCCTGACGCTTTTGAGTACAAAGTAAGACAAAAATGTAACTCTATAGAAGAATTGAGTAATTTAGAAAAAGAGGTCTTGAAACAAGAGAAAGATCGTCTTTATAACATAAAAGAAGGTGGATACGATGCCCCTCCCGTTAAGCATACCGAAGATGGAAAAAGAAGGATTTCGGAATTTCACAAGGTACCGGTAATAGGTATGTCAATAAAAACAGGTGAAATCAAGGAATATTCTTGTGGTAAGGATACAGCATTAGATGGATTTAATCCTAAAAATATAGGTAAGTGTTGTCATTTATCGGTTTCTAAGGCTGGTGGAAGGGTACAACAAGCTATTTCTACTGGAAAATGGGTTTGGATGCTTAAATCGGAATTTAATTTGGAAGAAATGAAAAGAAGAGCTGAAATGGCAAAATCTAGAGGCAATAACAATCAATCTAGAGCCATAATCGGAAAATCTTTGATAGATGGCTCAATTGTTAATTTTAAATCGTGCTTGGAGGCAGGAAGCGTGCTTCATGGAAGCCACCAATCCATACATAGTGTTTGTAAGGACAAAAATGTCAAATCTCATAAAATGTATGTTTGGGTTTTCGCGGACGAGGTTGAGGCAACAATCTTATTAGAGAAGCGATATCTATATGCCAAAAATCGATTTAATGGCAAGCGCGTTATTAGATTGAAATCTAAGCGTTTAAATATAAAAAAGCTTAAGGGAATCAATTAGATGGCTATATTAACTACTTCAAATTTGTTGTCGGAACAGCGATACGGAGTTTCAGATGCCCGACGAATTGAGTCTGGGGTTCGTAATGACTTTGATACGATGGTTACCGCCATCCTTACCAATACGACCCAAGGGTACATTGTTCGTGGATTCAACATATTAGTAGCTGGAGCCATCGGAGCCCCTGCAAACGGCTTACAGCTCGTTGCGGATCCTGGTTCAGTGATGAACATCAACGCTTCTGTATCAGGTACCATTTTCCAGACTCCTTCAGGGACGCCCAATCAAGTATTAAACGCTGCAACGAATACCAATGTATCTGGGTCTTTTGCTCCAAATTCCACCAATTATGTAGGTATAGATTATAATAGATTCGCCGATTCGTCAACTGATGAGACCAAATATATTTGGAGTGCCGCTGCTAACGATGAAATAACAACTATCGCCCCTGCAGCACAGACATTAACTTTTAAAGTTTATATTACGACCTCAGTATGGGCGGTCAACGTACTTCCTATTGCTATCGTAACAACCGACTCAAATGGTAACGTTGTATCCATATCCGATTGTCGTTGGATGTACAACAGTCTTGAAACAGGTGGACTCAATCCAAACCCAAGTTATGTGTACCCTTGGGCTGCCGGTAGAAATCAGGCCCCGGTTACAACCACTTCAAATTCCGTAGATCCATTTAGCGGTGGAGATAAGCAGCTTGGATCCGACAAAGAGTGGAAGAATGCCATCATGTCGATCCTTCTTGAGATTAAGGGAACGCCTCAGTGGTTCTCTGGATCTTCTGGCGGAGGAACACCTCCTTCGATTCAAAGTATTTTCCAGGATTTAGGAAACACTGTAGTTACCGGTGCCGGTGAAATCTCTAATGGTATCTTACCAAATTCTGATCCTATTCTTGTAACTTCTGGAAACATCACTGCTGGCAGTAACACGATTGCATCTGCAGCATCAGTTGCTGGACTTGCAAATGGCGACTATATTTTCGGCACAGGTATTCCACAAAACACCACCATCGTAAATATCTCTGGTTCGACCATTACGATGAGTCAAGAAGCCACCATCACGATGACTGGCGCTTCCCTTACTTTCTATTCTCCAAGCGTCATCACTACTCCTGGTCAAATTAACTGGGATAAAGACATTAATCTCCGAGTTATCGGATCTTCTCTTACTTACTCTCTGACTGCGAACCCTTCTTCTGGTGACATTACCCTTAATGACGATCAAGCGGCATACATTACACTTGTTAGAGATGTTGTAATAACTCCAAATCTTATTTTTGTTGGTGGATCCCCTACCGTCACTTCAGTGGGCGCAGTATCCTGGACTTCCGGGTTACTAGCTGGTGACTATATCAAGATCGCTTCCAATACTTCAGCTGGATATTATGAAATTCAAACCGTAAACAATTCAAATACTGTTACATTGACCAGTAACGTAGTTTCTGGGGACAACACAGGTGCTGGTGGAGCGCAAGCCAAGTACGCATTCGGTACTTATACCGCTTCTCCTACTCCTTCTACCAATCGTAATATTTACATTGCTAATAGAAACGCAGTACCAGTGTCAGGAAATCTTTTCTGGTTATTTTTACGCGAAGATAATGGTGGAAGTCCACGCGTTTACGTTCGTTTCTTAGGCCAAGAACTTGATAACGGTGAGTCTATTGAAGTTAGTGGTAATACTTCACAAGAATTACTTCAATATATTGGTGCTCCATCAAGCGCATCTTCTAAGCCTCAATATGTAAATTCTCTCAATCCAAATTCTTTTCCTGAGATTACCGCAATTACAGTAGGCGCAGGATCAACGATTTCTACGGGCGAATACTTTCTTATCAATTCTTCAGCAAACGCAAGACAGTATGCCGTTTGGTTCAATGTTAACAGTGGCGGCGGAAAGCCAGTAGTTGCCAACGTTTTATATTTAGAAGTTGATATTTCTAGTGCTGATTCTGCAAATACAGTAGCATCCGAATTAGCAATCGCTTTAAATAGCGAGGCATTTGGAGATTTTAGTGCAGTCGCAGGCGTTGGATCTGTAACAGTAACAAACACTTCTGCTGGTACCTGTAATGCAGCAAGTAATGGTAACGTTGGCGCACCTTTTGCTGTATCCGTTACACAAGCAGGAACTGGATCTGGTAACTACGTAGTTCATGATGGTGACAATTTAACTCTCGCCATTAAAGAACTCGACCAAGCATTCGGTAATTTATACGCATCTCTCGATTCTCCTACGTATGACGAAAGAGTTCTAGTTGTTGCAAGTGGTGCAACACCTCCAGGGTCAATCAATGGTCCAGTAGCAAACGGATCTACAATCACTCTTCCAAATAATTCAAGAGAAGGAAATATTCCTGCTCAATATACTGTAGGCAAAGGCACTCTCCAAGTATTCTTGAATGGTCAATTCTTAGATATTGAAAACGGAGCATACCAAGAACTTGGGGCTGCAGGAACTCCAAGTAGCACAATTGAAATTTTGTCATTGCCAGGTGGCGGATTAAAAATTGGAGATAGTTTAGAATTTAGACTTGGAGGCGGCGGAGGTGGCGGAGGAGGTGGCGGAGTAGGACCTACAGGTCCAGCCGGTCCAGCAGGCCCTCAAGGTCCAGCCGGTTTCAATGCTGCCGGTGGTCCAGTTCCAGTATCTACAAAATTTGGTAACTATACTGTTTCAACAAGCGATTGTTTCTTGGCAGCAGACTGTACAAGCGGAAATATCGTTTTCATTATGCCACCTTCTTCTGGAAACACAGGAAGAATTTGGTATTTCAAGAAAATCGATAATACTGCAAATACTTTAACTATTATTGGTTCTGGATCTGACACAGTTGACGGCGGAACTTTGGTTTACACGCTTCAAAATCAATCTGCCGCTTTCATTGCAAACGGCTCAACCGGATTCTGGGTATTCTAAGGAGTAATTATGGCTTATTCACCAGCATCATTTAGTCCTCAAGGTACCGGAAGTTCTGAAGCGGTAGTTTCTAACTACACCAATAATTCTGCGATCACTGCAATTCCACAAGGACAGGCATGTGCGGTAGATACTGCCGGTAATATCGAACCGCTAGACGTATCGAATCAGGCATCCTGGTCAGCTTTTGTTGGGTACGCCAATGTCCGAATTCCAACTTCTGCACTTGGCCCAGTTATTGCGAATGGCCGATTAAAAAACATTACTATATCCTATCCTGTCGGTACGGCTCTATATATCGACACCACAGGAAATCCTACAAATATCCCTCCTTCAGTAGGAGTCAATGGATTTGTTTCTGGGGATATGTGCATTTTTATGGGGGTTGTGGTTCAGAATGAACTCAATCCATCTGAGACAGACATCGCTCTATTTACGCAATTGATTGCAGTCTTATAGTTGATATTATTGATGATTTTTGACTAAAATGAATAAAAGCAATCTTAACAATACAGCAGGTTTTAAAAATTAAGGGAAGACACAAATGGCAAATTTTTCAAAATTATTAAGCGCGATAAACGGGTTTAGTCACACGGTAGACTTCTCTTTGCCAGCCAATGTCCTTGAAATCGGTAGTATGCAAATGGATGGCTCTACTTCGGGCCACGTTGTAATCTCTGCCTCTGCGGTTACCAGTACCTACTCGATAGTTTGGCCATCAGCTCAAGCAGCTTCTTCTGGGTATGTCCTTACCAATGACGGTACAGGTCAATTAAGTTGGTCGGCTGCTGCTGCAACCGGCGTTACTAGTGTTGCGTTAGCCTTACCGGTAAGCGTTTTCACTGTTAGCGGCTCTCCAGTAACCAGCACAGGAACTTTAACCGGTTCTTTGAATACCCAGTCTGCAAATGCTGTATGGGCAGGTCCTACTTCCGGTTCTGCTGCTACTCCGACCTTCAGAGGATTGGTTTCTACTGATATCCCTTCACTTTCTGCGATCTACTTACCACTTGCCGGTGGAACAATGTCCGGCTCTATCGCTATGGGCGGAAACCAAATCACTGGATTGCCAAATCCAATTGCAAATGGTGAAGCTCTTCGTTACGACCAATTAGGCGTTGCCACTTCTGGAGCCGCAATCGGTATCGCAACTCTCGATTCTTCAGGTAAGATCCCAGTTTCTCAATTACCTTCTGTTGTAATGGAATACCAACAAGCTTGGGATCCTTCTACAAACACTCCAACCCTTGCTGACGGTTCTGGAACAAACGGTTTCGTATATCGTGTAAGTGTTGCTCATACCGGAGCAATTTCTGGATTAACAGATCCAAGCATGACCGTGTTCTACGTTGGTGATTTGATCATTTACTCTGGAACTCTTGGACAATTCCAACGTGCTCCATCAGCTGATGGCGTAACTTCAGTTAACGGTGCGGTCGGTGCAGTAACTGTAAATGCAATCAATCAATTAACTGGTGACGTAACTACTACAGCCGCTTCTGGATCACAATCTAAAGCGACTACAGTATCTGCGATCCAAGGAACAACCGTTTCTGGAACAACTGGTACAGGTAACGTAGTATTCAGTGCCGCTCCAACTTTCACTGGTACCGCGAACTTCGCCGCGATCATCGCAAGCTCAACTGTTGCTGCAACCGGAGCAATCTCTGGTAGCAACTTATCTGCTGCCGGTCATGCTGCCCTCGATCTTCAAATTGCAAATAACTTGAGCGATGTTGCAAGTGCTGCTACTGCATTTAAGAATATTTCTCCCCTTACTACTGCTGGTGATATCATTTTCGAAAATGCGACTCCTGCTCCAGCCAGATTAGCAATTGGTTCTACCGGTAACGTATTGACAGTTGTTGCTGGATTACCAGCATGGGCACCTCCTGCAACTTCTGGTACTGTTAGTTCAGTAGCTTTCGCTGACGGTTCTGCAACTCCGATCTTCTCGGTTAGCGGATCTCCAGTGACTTCTTCTGGAACATTGACCAACACTCTGATTAATCAAAACGCAAACCTGATCTTCGCAGGTCCTTCTACTGGTTCTGCGGCACAACCTACTTTCAGATCAATTGTTTCTGCTGATTTATCTGCAGGAATTATCGGATCTACTCAGTTAGCCACTGCTTCCGTAACAGCTGCTAAATTGGGAACCGTTACCGATGGTGTAACTCTCGATCAATCAGGTTCTGGTTCTACCATCGAAATTAAAGCAGGCGGAGTTGGCGCAACTCAATTGGGTACTGGCGCATTCGACCAAGTTACCATCACTGGTGGTGGCGGATCTGCTGCTGCAGTAGCACAGGCCCCTGCATTAAAACGCACCTTAGTTGCCGGTCAGACCTTCACTGCAAATACTTCATATGCAGTTCGTTGGGGTATCACTGCAAATGGTGAAACTGCTGGACGAGTTTATGCTGCCGATACTACCACAAGTTCTTTTAACTTGTTTTATGTAATAGGTATGGCTTCTTCTGCAACTACAATTTCTGCAGGTGGAAATATCTCGGTAACTACTTTGGGATCTTTCGCTTTAAGTTCAGCGGATACAGCTTTTGCTTCAGGAACAGATGGTGCCCCAGTTTTCTTGGCTGCAAGTGGTGCCATTTCAGTAACTCCACCAAGTTCTGCAGGCACAGCGATTACCAGAATTGGTATGTTGATGATCAGAAGCGCGACCGTTACCGCAAATATTATCGACGTTCACCCAATCCCAGTATTGGTGAACTAATTGATAGGACAATGATATATCCTATTTAACGAAGTATTTTAGGCAAAGGTAGTTATGTCAAATTTCTTAAAAAATCTAAACGGTATAGGAGCAGGAACGGCGATCGTCGCTGCCGATCTTCCTGCTATTACCGCCACTGGAGATGCCACTGGCTCTGGCTCTGGCGGATCAATTCCCTTAATTCTTGCTACTGTAAATTCTAATATTGGGACATTTGCATCAGTTACCGTAAACGCAAAGGGCTTGGTAACCGGTGCATCAGCATTAAGCGGCGATGCCACAACTTCAGGTTCAGTAATCACCTTGGCTACGGTCAATTCTAATATCGGTACGTTCAATAACGTAACTGTAAATGGAAAAGGCTTAGTTACAGCAGCATCAAATGTAGCTTATCTAACTGCCAATCAAACCATTACTCTATCTGGAGCAGTCACTGGTTCTGGAACAACTGGTATTACAACTACCATTGCAAATAGTGCGGTTACTTTGGCAATGTTGGCAAATTTAGCTGCCAATAGTGTTATTGGTAACGTAACTGGTAGTTCGGCTACTCCTACGGCTGTTTCGACATTAACTACTGCAACGGCCTCATCTGTCATGATTCGTGATGCGAATGCTAACGTGCAAGTAAATAATATTATTGAAGGCGTAACTACAACTACCACTGCAGCCAGTACTACCACATTAACCGCAGCAAGTACCTATACGCAACAATTCACAGGAACAACCACTCAAACTGTAGTCCTTCCAAATGCTACAACTTTAACAGCGGGACAGGCCTTCTTAATCACCAACCGATCTACTGGCGTAGTGACAGTAAATGCTAACGGTGGCGGATTAATCCAAACCATGGCTGCGGGTTCTCAAACGGTCGTTACTGTAATTACAGTAGGAACTTCGGCTGGTACTTGGGATTCAGCATATAGTACTACTTCGGGTGGAAGTTCAAGTTTAACAGCTTTAGGGATTTTTGCTGGTAAGGCGACACTTTCTGTTAGCACAACAAGTAAAGCGGTTACTTTTAGTACTGCATATGCAAATACTAACTATGCGGTTACAGCAACCATGATTAACATTACAGATACAAATCCAGAATATATCCCGGTTACAATTACAGCTCAGGCTACAACCGGATTTACGGCGTCATGGAACGCTCCCACGCCAACGGCCAACTACGTTTTAAGCTGGATGGCAATTGCAAACAATTAATGTGATATATAGAGTATAATATGGGAAAAAATTTAGACGTAAGACAGAGTGAATTTAGAGGAATTTTGCAGCAACTATTTCCATACGTTGCAGAGCAAACTCTTGATATTTTACTCCAGTCTATAAATTCCGATCTTACTCCTCCTCTTAAAGTAGATGCTAGTAACCCCGCGAGTCTAGTTGTAAATGTTGGCCCGACCATAGTCTCTAATCCGGAATCAAATAGACAAAGAAGTGTTTCTTTTGTAAATAACATCATTCCTTTTTTAACCTCTGGAACAGTCACTTTCCCTGCTGCTAGCGGCGGAACAATCAGTACTTCTACTGGTCAAACATACGTTTTAACTCTGCCATCTGGTGATTACGCCCAAGCTCTCTTGGCATTAGACACGAGCAACAATATCGTCGTTAAGATGGGTGCTCCAAGTGCTACTTTAGCCGGAGCAATTGTTCCAAGTCCTACTGCAAACACCTTACCATTTGCATATGTTACTATCCATAATAATGCCGGTACAATTGCAAATATCAGCCAAAATGCTATTTTCCAATTCGCTTCAGGCGGCGGAGGTGGCGGCGGTGGAGGCGGTGGAGTTGCTCAAGAAGTTCCACTCACCATTGGTACTACAAGCGAAACAGTGACTTTCCCTACACCTCAAGCGGGTACAAATTACGTTGTTTTAGCCCAAGTAGCCAATACTACTGATCCAACTCCAGAATACATTCCAGTTACGATCACAAATAGGACTCCAACGGGCTTTACCGCAAGCTGGAACGGTCCCTTAGATACCGCAAATTACCTCCTAGACTACATTGTGCCCCCTGGAATCTCCCAAGAACAAGTCGGAGAAGCCGTATTATCTATGGGCGATACCACTACCACAATTACAATTCCTATCCCTCTAACCAGTACAACCTATGTGGTTGTAGCGGAATTGGTCAATCTTACGGATATTACTCCACAATTTCAACCAGTTACGGTCACGAATAAAACAAACTCAACGTTTACAGTTACTTGGAACGCTCCAGTAGATACAGCTAATTATAGGATAGCTTATCAGGTGGCGTCTGCTCAATAACCGTAATCTTATATGATATAAGATCTTTAGGAGATTAATTATGGCAAATTTTCAAAGTGGGGGTCTCGTAGAGCAGATCAATACAACCGCAACGGCTGCAGGTACGACTACATTGGTAGGAAGCACTTCTGCTAGCGCCACATTGGGCAAACAAATTCAAGTTTTTACTGGTTCTTCCACTCAGACTGTGGTTTTGCCAAGTGCGACTACGATGGTTGTAGGACAAAAATTTGAGATTTACAATGAATCCTCTTCGGTCCTAACAATTCAATTTCAAGATGCGTCCGCTTTTACAGATGCATCGGGTGTAAATTACAACATTTTGGCTCCCCACACATCTTTAGTTGTGAAATTACAAACTAACGGCACTGCAAATGGAACTTGGGCAGTTCTTTCTACTGCTTCTACTTCTTCTGGAACTGGAATTAACTATATCACTTATGGTACAGCAGAAGCGGGAACTCAAGGATGGCATACAGTTAATTGGCAACAAGCTGTTACTATAACCAACGCATCTCCTGCCGTTTTTAGTGTCACATCGACAACCGGTATGTACGTGGGAATGCCAATTTCCTTTACTACTACTGGCGCACTTCCAACCGGATTAACCGCAAGCACGATCTATTTTATTAGCTCTATTCCAAGTGGATCTACTTTCCAAGTATCTGCTACTTTAGGCGGAGCTGCAGTAAACACTTCAAGTGCTGGCTCTGGAACTCACACTTCCTATCCATTAGTTCCTATCAATGACACAACTGTAGCATTGGCAAATTTAGCCTTCGCAACTTCTTCATCTTCTCCATTGGTCGGCGCTAATAGTTATACTTTAGTTCAAACCAACAGCAAGGCAGTTGGTGGTGAAGGTGTTGCTTACGATTTCACCATCGATTCAGCTTATGAAGCGCAAGTATTAAATATTAGCGCGAACTACAATGCTAGTTCTACTTTCGTAGCTTCTTCTGGAAGTGTAGGAAGCGATTCAGATGTAGAATTTGCAATTTGGGATAAAACAAATGCCGTTTTAATTCCTATTACTCCAAAATTCGTAACTGGAAATGGTTCAAATAATTTTACTTTTACGGCCTCATTTCAAGCTGCATCAAACAGTACTTCTTATGCATTAATAGTTTTTTCTCCAACTATGAACGCCAACGCAACGGGTTGGACTTTCAAATTTGATAATGTTCAGGTTGGACCAAACAACAGTACTTCTACTGCTAGTTCAAGTGGTGCCGTTATTGCTAGCTATTACATGTCTGCTAATCAATCTCCAGGATCAAACGTACAAATCAATTTCGATACAAAATTGGTAGATACAAATGCTGCAGTTACCACTGGAGCAGGTGCTTGGAAATTTACGGCTCCCGTAGCTGGAGACTATAATGTCTCTGTAATCGTTGATTACCTTACTGGCACTACTGGTAATGTAAATATATATAAAAACGGTTCTTCGTACGCACAAATTAGCGGGGGATATGGTACAGGATCTGGGGCAGATTCAGGTGTTACTGGATCTACAATAATCGCCATGAACGCTGGAGATTTCATTGATTTTAGACCTAATACGACCGCTACATTTGGTGGTGGTGCAGCTCCTCTATTTACTTATGTTTCTATCTTCTTGATCAACGGCTCTCAAACATCTGCGGGATCTAGTGGACAAACGGTTGCCGCAATTGTAAATACGGTGTCTGGCAGTTCGATTACTGCCGGTAATCCCGTAGTCTTTACGAATGTAGTTAGTGATAGCAATGGTGCTTATAATACCTCAACTGGTTTATATACTTGCCCAGTATCTGGCTACTACAATATGGAAATTGTATTTGGCACAATAACTGCTTCCAATTCAAATCTAAGCGTACAAAAGAACGGCGCGTATGCATTCGGAACTTCGAATAACTCTCTTGTAGCTAATGCTACTAGCACTGCGAATTGTGCCGGTACTAGGATGATAAAATGTAATGCTGGAGATACATTGGCTCTAGTTGCCGTTACCTCTTCCGCAGGTGTTACGGTAGGTTCTATGGACATCTCCCTAATTGGAGGTGCCTCTTCCGCTCTCAACGCGAAAACTACTGTAGCTGCGAGTTATTACGCAAGCGCAAATGGGACTGGATCACCTACTCAGACTATCAATTTTGATACTAAAATATTCGACACTACTGCCTCAGTGACTGCTTCTGCAGCTGGAACGGGTACTTGGAAATTCACTGCCCCAATTAGCGGACTTTATAACATTGGTGGTTTGTTTGTTTCAACTACAAGCGGATACTATTCAGTATATAAAAATGGTGCAGCATTCGCATCAATTGGTAACGATGGTAATGGAGGAGGACAGGCTCCCAATTTTGATATCCAATTAAATGCTGGAGATTTTATAGATATCAGACCCAATAGCTCCAGAACTTGGCAAGGTGGGACGTTAACTTCGGTTGCAATCTGTGTTATTTGTATTAAAAAAGTAGGCTAATACTCCCCATTCCAGATGGCAACTTGACAGAACGGATGCTTTATCCCAAAGTATCCTGACATAATACTTGCTATCCCACCTACTACGGTCTTATTCAATTTTTTCACCCAAATGTTATATAGCCAATCTACTCCAAATACCTCCTTCACACAAGAGTTATAAACATATTTTATCTTGGGGCGGCGTTTCTGGAACAGGAACAGGCTCTGTAATTATAGCCTTCAGATGATTGAGCGTTTACTTTGGAATGGAAGCTTAAAGACAGCAAAGTCTATGATTCAAGACTATTCTGGTGTTGCATTCAATTCTTCAGATAAAGCTTCTGTGATTGCGATCCTAGATGCTTCTGGATTAGATTAATCCCCAAATAAAAACCAAAGTAGGATCATTACGATGAATCCTAATAACAACCAACCATTGTCGGTAAGTTCTATATTTGACATAGGTTTATTAATCTTTGGTTCTTTGATTGTACTTTAGATCTTCCAAATCAGATTCAACATCTTCCAGTCTTTGCTTAAGTTGAATATTCTCAATCTTTAAACGTCTGGTTTCTTGGTTATAAGAGTCTCGCCATTCTTCTGCCAAATTTAACAGCGCTAGAACTTCATCGTTGTGGGCTTTAATCACGGCATCTAATTGTTTTGGATTAGGAATAACGGCTAGAATTTCGCTGGGACCATTGTCTACATCTCTCTTTAATTCTGGAAAACTTCTATCTTTATACCAACTCATATTTTTCCTTTTAGGCTATCCTATCGGCCCTTAATATGCTTGCAATCATCTCAACCGTCTCTTTTGTTGTTTTGGCAAGATTGATCCTTACTGTTAAGGGTGAGCCGCCCATTAGATTCCCTGGGGTAAAAGAGACATTGGACTTACTGAATAGATCCAATAGTTTTTGGTCCACTTCATAAAATGCGAACATGCCATTCTCTGGAATTTTTTGATTTCCAAACAGATAAGATATCTTACTTAAAGCTTCTCTATTTAGATCTAATAGTGAACTAGATTGACAATAGAATGAATCCCAATCGGCATTACCCAACATATCTATTGCAATTATTTGGGATGGTACGCTAACGCCGCATACATTGCCTTCTAGGTATCTATACGCCAAATCATAAAGAGTTTTACTATTGGTTGCTAGCCACCCCAAACGAATACCTGTGAGTCCAGAAAGCTTATTTATTCCGCCAACCATAACTTCATGGGCAGGCATATTTGGTATTTTATTTTGACAGTATGTTCTGGAGGCGTATACGGAATCGAATATGGTGTTATCTGAAATACAATTAAGACTTATTGTGCCCCTTGGATTCGAGGGGCTATCGATAATTCTTACGATATTATTGCTAGTAAAGAAACTTTCTATTTCGTGTTCAAGACCAGCATCTTTTATGGTTTGTGGATAAAATCTATAATACAGATTATTTGTGGAAGCGGTATCTATTCTAAAATCTGCATTTTTATAAGCATTAAGAGCTGCAGAAAGGGCATGTGTTGCTCCATGTGTAATCAAGATATATTCATATTTTCCATAATCAGGTAAAAGAAAGTCTTTGACTTTTTCTATTAACTCTGGAAGCCCCGTGTGCGCAGGATACTGCATATTATCGAATGGAATGCGAAAAGTATTCAAGGAAGGACAATTCTTTAAAAAGATTTCCGCAATACCAGGAGTTGTTCCGAATCCAAAGTCGTATTTCAAGACTTGTTCTCCTTCCTCTTTTGGGCAATCATCTCGTTATGAAGTCGCTCTTCCTTCTTAAGTTTTAAAAATTCTACCACAAGATGCCCTTGACCGCGATCAACAAGTTCGGAGGGGCGCGCTTTTTTTAATCTTGGGTTTTCCTTGAGATACCAGGATTTCACCTTTTTGCGGTCCCAAGCGAAACACTCCATAGCCAAAGCGACGATCTGCGCCTCGGTAATAGGCTCTTCACCTTCTGGGATAGGGTGTGGATTTCTACACTTGCGGTAAGGCATATTAAGGTGTAGGGGAAGGCGTTGGAGTAGCGATAGGTTCAGAACTTGCGGCAGCAAGAACAGCGAGGAATTGGTCATAGCAGCTAGTCGTACAGGCTTGGTTTCCAGCACACTGATTCGAACAGTATTCCTGTGCCAAAGAATAATTGATTGTGGTTGATACCTGTACCTGGATTGGATCCACTTTAACTGGATCGGAGTGAATATCAATCCCACAACCACCTAAAGTAAACGTTAACAAAAGTAGGTATTTCATGATTCTCCTTCAAAATTTAATTTTCCACAAAACTTACCGTATATTTCTTTAGCTGCTCTATCATAAGCCCTCGCCGCCTCTTCGGGGGTCGTAAATTGACCTAAGCTTTTCTTTTTTCCATTTGGTAAATTTATTCTGGATCTCCATAAAACATTTTTACCGTCTTTTCTTTTTATTACGCCCCTATATCCACTAGTATTATTTCTTTTTAGGGCATGTAAGTTTGTATTATTTTCTCTTGCTGTTGCTATGCGTAAATTATTTTTTGTATTATCTAAAGTATTTCCGTTTTTATGATCTATTTTTATTTTTGGATCTTGAATTTGTAATATTTCTCGATGCATTTGTATTGTAGTAGATCTATATTTACCATTAATCTTTCCCAAATATTTTGCTCTTTGGGCATAGCAATTCCCACTTCTGTCAGGCCTAGAAGACCATTTATAATGACTTAGTTTGTCAAAATCTTCATCGTCTACAAACGTAATCATTTCTCTAGTTAATTCTATTACTTTCATTTGTTTTTCTTATACATTTCAAAAAGACTTAAGCGCTTTCTTTTTTGAGCAGTAATGCCTAATGGAGAAAGTAATTTTTCATATTTTAAAATAACTTCCCATGCCTTATCTGGTGTCATTCCGATAGTCTCATCAGCCTCTATTTCAAGATAATAGGAATATTTACCATCTTCGTCTTTTACAGAATAATAAACAATATCCGCATCATCAAAAAAATAAATATCGCAAGCCTTATCAATACTAAAATTTTTACTATATCCCAGGCCTTCACAAAAAGCCATTACTAATTCTGGAGTATTTTTGTCTACTCTTAAATTTACTTCTGTACGAATCCAATTGTTTTGATTGATATGTTTCTTTTTAAAAGTAAGTTCGGACCGATATTCGTCTTCTCCAGCCAATCTATTTTCTGACGCCATTCTATATCTTAGAAATTCATTTTCTTGCCTAACATAGTATACATCCTTAGACTCTACATATATAAATTTGTTAGGGCCTAGACTTTTGGCCAAATCTTTAAATGCAATACGGTCAATATCATCTGCACTATATTTACACTCTATTTCTAAAAATTTATGTTCTTCACTCATAGTACTATATTACCACTATACAGTACTTTATTCAAGGACTATTTTAAGTATTGCTTTTTAAATTCTCTTTTTTTATCAATCTTTTCATTCCAGGTAGGCCATACGCCAGTTTCGTAGTAGTGTCGGTAAACCCAAACATCGTATTGTCTTTGCATTTCTAGTCTATCTAGTCCAAATTGGCAGTTTGTATCTTTGTAAATTTGTTCCCAATATAGAGAATCATTGTATTCCATATCGTAAATGTGTTTGCGATGAAGCTTAGTGTGAGTATCTTTGTCTAGAGCCTCATCTACTTTCTGTTCTATGGATCGTTCATTATCAATGAAAGCCTTGTGGTGAGAAATTTCATGAATTAAGCTTAAAATTTTCTCTAGTTTAGAACATCGATTAGTAACGTATATAGTAATTTCAGAACCGTCCGTAATCCATTCGGCACGATCTCCGCCACGAATATATGGTTTAAAGCGAACTTTAAGCCCCATACCCTGGGCATATCGTATGAGTCTGTTAAGTTCATCATCACGGACCATTGGTTACCTTTAAAAAATCAAAAATTTTCTGTAAGCATTTTTTCTTATCGTTAATCCAATTCTCCTCTTTTATGTGTAAAATGTCAATACCTTTAGATTTAAAATATAAGTCCTTGATTTTATGGTAATTTTTAATATCTTTATTGGACCATAAAATTTTGTTTTCACTAGCTCTCATATATTCAAAACTGTGATAATATGTTCCATCGAATTCAATACCTTTATGTAAAGATGGAATAAATATATCTATATCGAAACCTTTTATGTGAGGCTTATTTTTTATTTTAACCTTTCTGTCTCTAAATAATTTTGCGTCTGGATATGTTTTCTTTATTTCGGCCATAATATCTCTTTCGGAAGAAGATGTTATTCCAGAATATTTCATGTGATTACAAACTTTATCCAAAAATCCTCTGCGGGCAGATATTACATATGCGCTGCTACTAAATTTATAAAAATCTGATCTTGTTTTGTATTTTGATCCTTCTAGCATTAACATCTCATCGGTCCATTTAAAAAATGGATTGTTTTCTCCAAAAAGGATGGATTTATTTTTAGGCATATGAACACAAATTTCATTCAAGATACCCATTTTAGTCGCCACAAAACATGCTGCTCCACTAAACTTCCAAAACTTACTCCTAGTTTTGTATTTCTTTGCCTCTTTTGTTAAAGAGTCCCTATTCCATTTTTTATTATTGGGAATTCTTCCAATACTTGCATTTTTAGGCATATGAACACAAACCCTATCAAGAATTCCCATTTTAAGTGCTGCTGCATATGCACCTTTAGATTTTTTACAAAAATCGCTTCTAATAAAATATTTAGATGCTTCTTTTTTTATTTTGTTTAAAGTCCATTTAAATCTAGGGTTATTTTTACCAGATAAGGTTTTTCTTGTCATATGCTTGGTAACATTCTTGTAGATGCCCAAATTATATGCCGCACTATACGCTTTCCTATTATGGCGAAAAAACTGCGATACGGTACGATATTTCTTTGCTTCTCTGGCAACAGAATTTTTGGTCCATTTCATAATATTTACTTTTCATAAACGCGAACGAATGCGCTTGCTATAGCGCCTAGCCATTCACGTTCCTTAAAGTCTCTTTCTTCTTGGTAATGCTTGCTTAATTCTGCCGTAGCATGATCTTCTGAGTATCCAGCTAAAGCGAAATCGTAGGCTAATGCAAACCAAGTCTGGTTTCGACCATTCTTAAAGACTATGCCGTTCTTGAGTTGGTATTTAGCCCATGTAGAAAGCTTGTCATAGTCGCCTTCACCTTCGGGAATAACCTTCTTCTCTTTGGGTTTGGGGGCTAAATGCGACCATTTATTGAGCCATGCAAAGAATTCGGCATGGGTAACTCTCTTGCGTAATTCGACCAATCTCTGCTTCTTGCCAGGCTCCCGGTAAGCCTCTGGGATCCTGACGCACCTAGACGGATTTTCGCAATGATCATCTGCGGTAGTGATGATTGCAAAAATCCATTTCGCCAGGAGCCTGTATTGGGCTTCGCTTTTTAGATCCTCATCGAGAGTAATTACCGTATGGATAGACTTGTTACCACTGAATACCTGGGCAGTAAAAGGCATCTTTAAATGCTTAATAGTATTTATTTGCTCTTTTAAAGTACCCACATCAAGCTCTATTAGAAACGATCTGTAATTTGTGACATTGCTATCAAGCCTAGATCCTTTAATTGGATTTAAAGCAGCAAGTATTATCTTATCGCTATTCACTTCCCTGTTATACTTTGGATCTGTCGCTATAAGCTTAATCTTATTGCCGGACAGTATTTCTTCCAATGGAACAGAATGCGTGGCGAATTGAGAATCCTGAACACAAACATTTTCATTTGCATTGAATAGCAATTTAAAAAAATCTTGTGTCTTCTCGTTCATACTTACCCTTGTTGTGGTGTAGTATCTTCTGCCGCAGCAGCTGCCAAAGCTTCTTTTGCGATTTTTTCTTGTGTATGACGATCTTCTAGAATTTGCATCATATGTTTTTTAATTTCTTCAACCGTAAAACGCTTAAGAACAAGTTTTTGGTCTTTGAATACCTTCTTGGATAATCCATTTGCACCAGGAATAACCACTTCTCGATCACGCTCATAAAGCTCTGGGCGTCCATTGTTTACTAGCTTCTGCCATTTGGACGATGCTCCAAAAGCCTTAAGCGATAATTCATTTAGTTCTTGTCTAGTCTTGTATTCCATTTTCTTTCTCCTCTTTTCCACTAAATTTAACATAAGCTTCCTCAATATGTTGTTCACTGGCCGTATTTTCTAGAACCATTTCGAACAAAGCCTGTCTAGCTTCTTTATTTGTTAGCTTGTCTTTTTCCCACAGTATGCATACTATACAAATAAATCACCTCTCATTTATAAAATTCTCCGTGATACATCTTAGCGGCATTTTTTCTTGCTTCAGCCGCTTCTTTGGGGTCGTCAAATAGCCCTAAAGATATTGTTTTCCCATTAACCGTAATTTGTGATCTCCATTTTCCTGTTAATTTATGTAAATGTACACCCTTATAACCAGATTTATTGTCACTTTTGGTTTTTGAATTTCTCATATTTTCTTTTTGAGTACAAATTCTTAAATTTTCTTTTTTGTTGTTTAGGGTGTTTCCATCTTTATGGTCTACAATTTTATCCGATGGACAATTTGTTATCAATCTATGCATATAGATACTTCCCGTACTTCTATTGCTTTGAGCATATCCTTGAAATTTTTTATTTTTAGTGCTATAAATCCATTTATGTTTAAGAAGTTTTGGTAGATCTTCTTCGTCCACTTCAGCGATTTTATTTTGAGTCAATGTAATAAAAGCCATATCGCTCTATTCTTCATCCTTCTCGTCTTTTTTATTAAGTCCCAGATCGCTTCCATAATGTGCTTCCAGATTTTTCTGCACTATTTTTGCAACGCTTGCTTGGAATGCCTCATCATACGGTACAAATTTACCACGGTCGTACCCAACATGGAAGTCTTCTCCTGCAGAGTCATTAAAACGACTTTTCCATATTTTCCATTTACTACGAAGCAATTTACGTTCTGGAGTGATCTCTGCAATGAATGTAGCCTTATCGCAAATCTCCTTACTTCCCTTTAATCGAACGTTAAAAGGGGTCGTGTCATCATCACCGGTAAGGCGCTTCATTTGAGCCATAACAACGATTGGTCCTGGATAAACTAATTTCATTTTATCTAGGAATGCAGCAAACATTGCCTGAGTCTTATATTGATCTAATTCTGGATCATTTTTTGAGCGTTTTACGTTCTGGTAGTAATCTAGAATAACTACATCTGGGGCATTACCACTCTCAATCAAGTTGGTAAAAATCTTCTCGATTCCTTCGAGGGTCGTAGTCCAACCAGAGATTCCTTGATAGGTATCGCCAATGATTGAAAGTCTGTCATCTTTACACCATAGAGGAATGAATTTGGCATATGTTTCTTTTTCTTCATCGGTAATCAAATTGTGGTTAGTGTATTTTAAGCCCATATGAACGGCTGTAATACGATTGTAAAAGTCTTCTGGCGCTTCCTCGTTCGAGAGTACCAATGCTCGACCTAATTTACCCGTAGCTGGATTTGGCGTTGTAATAGTCGAATAAATAATATTTGCAACCGTAGTTGATTTACCGTCTCCAGTATCAGCACCAATGAGAATGAGATTCTTCTGAAAATAGGGTACCACTAAGCGAAACATTTCATTCATAAAGCACATAGATAGTCTAGCGGCCTCAATATACTTATTACTTGAATTTACCAGTTCATCAACGTATGACTGGGGCAGACTAGAGAAATCAACTTCTTGTCCTTTTTTAAGCTCATCCTGATTCTGTATTAATCTGGTGAGATCTCGATCTACCCTATGCTCTTGCAGGATAAGGCTTTTTTCTTGGACTTCCTTTTTACGTTGGTCCATTTTCTTATCAGCTTCGAGTTTTTGCTCAAATTCGTCTAACTCTTTGCTCATTTTCTTCTCCCCAAAGCATTTAATTGCGCCATAAAGTCTTCATCTGGCACCATTGGCGGGAGCTTTGATGTATCGTATTTTGGATTATTTTGAATAAATTTTACTGGCTTAAGAGCTTCTTCTAGAGTAGGAAGGGCTTCTTCCACAACTTCTACATGTTCTTTTTTGGAAGTAGGTGGAAGTTCTTTTTCTACATTTTTTGTAGGGGCTTTTTCACTAAAGCTAATTTGGCTTTGGAATACAATACCTTTCCAGGTATCAATCTCCTGTTTTCTTTTTCGCTCAACGATCGATTTTGAGAGCCTATATATCTCTTCTGACCAACACAACTCGGCTAGCTTATAACAAATGTTTGGTCTAGTAATATCTTTGGCTGTATACCCATGCTCAAATAATGTAGAGCAAAGATAGTGGAAGAATTCTTCCCTATTGTTCCTTGGGATCTCAGTATACGTCTTTCCACGTTCGGAGGTACGACTAACACCGTATTGCATTTTCCAGGCTAATATGATGTCCTCGATGGATGGTCTTTCGTCTTCCATTACGCCCCAATAGTCTTAAGTAGTTTTCTTGCTGTAGACACTTCTTTTCTATATTCGCTCTTATTTCGATTTTTTGCAATAAATTTCTTTAAAATAAGCACCTTTTTAGTGTCTGTTTTGTTATTGAAAATCATTGTAAACTTTTCTACTTCATTATCATTGAGAACTTGATCAGGGCGTCTATTATGGGTGTTTAGATAAGGATTAACTTCTGAAACAATTAAATCTTCGATTTCTAGTTCTCTTTGGGGTATCGGAAAAGACACATACCAAGACTCACCAAATTTAAAAGCCATTACGTTATTTTTTACGTTTGCCTTTTTTCTGATTGACTTGAAAGTTGGAAAATCAACTTTCTTAAAGCCATATTCTTCATACTCTTTGATTAGTTTGGTTATATCACGAGGAAGCTTGCCAGTACCAGTAAACGACAGGTATTCTTCCGATGATTGACCCTTAATATTTCTTAATTTTTGCTTGCAGATCCGAACCAAGTCTTCCATGCGTTGTTTGTAGAATATGGAAAAGTTAGCCTTATTTTGTTGCAAGAAATCTTTTGCTTCAGGATGAACACCGCTATGTTTCAATAACCATTTTAGCACCCATGCGTCCATTTTCTCTTCCATCTGCTCTAGAGTAAATAGATTTAGGAAAGACACTAGATGCACTTGGCCAATACTGGTAACGTCGTCTAAGTACATGCCAACCGTTTTAAATAGGTTATAGTAAGTAAAAAAAGTATTTCGAGAAAGATTCTCTACAATTTTAATGTATGGAGCCATTTCTTCTGCGGTAGGATTACCTTTAGCTTTACGAAGATATTGGTGTCTTAAATAACACAGTTCAAAGTCATCTTTACTGCTAATTTTGCGTTTCTCTGGTGCTGGTCTATCAACTGATATCATTACTGACTCCTAATATTTAACGTAAGACCGGACGCTACTCCGATACCCCAATTTTCTAGCACCCACAAGTTATGGATGGCTTCAGCACCTTGAGTGTCACTTCGCTGACTCTTCAGTCATGGCTCTGCTCTTCGCGGTAATGGGTCTGGCTGTCTGAGCGTGTCTCCAAGTAATCTGCATCGGACGGCCCTATTAGTCAGCCCCGTTATCGATTCTCTATCTTTCCACGCCGCTTACGTTCCCTTGCGGGAAACTTATTGATTCAAAAACTCTTTAAACTCATTACATGTCATGTTCAGTCTTTGTGGAAAAGTATCTCCCACGAATTTAACGAAACAATTTCCCTTATCTTCCGTAAAATAAATGATTTTGGATCTCGATATAGATATCTCAATTATATCCTTGCAATCTTTCGAATCTTCTACCGCGATACATCCATATGAATAAATGGTTAGGATCTCTGGACGGTGCTTTTCTGGCTGAGAAGCTTCCTGGATTTTAATTAAAGAGCACCCAGTCATTAACAATAATAGTAGCAAATATTTCATATAAGTCAATCCTTATGTCCGCATATCAAAGACTTTTTTAATTGCCAATGAAGCTTTATGTGCCATTGCAGTGCCCCAATTATGCTTTGCATTGTCGTAATAGTGTGGTTTAACACCAAGTTCTTTTGTTAGGTCAATCATCTCATCTAAAAGATAGCTATTTTCTCTTTTGAGTTTTTGAATTTGAATTTTTAATTCGCCGATTTCTTTACACAAGTCTAATTTTGTTGTCATTTTAATACTTCAAATATGCCATACATTAAAGCGGCCATCATAATAAAAACCCCAAGAAAACAGGCGTTAACACCTATAAAGAAGAGTTTTTGATGTTTCTTTATACTAAAATTTCTAGCGATTAAAAAATAAAGCATCAAAGATGAAGAGAATATCAGTCCAGAATAGGCCAGAATTTCTCCAATTGAAAATGCTATTTTAACGCTTTCCATGATCTAATACTCTCCGCGAAGAGATTTCTTGTAAGATTCCAAAGCTTCAGGGGTATCTAAAATACCGATATCGACTACCGATACATCTTTAACGATAGTACGACCATGGAAGTGACCTTTGTGAACTGTATATCGAGTAGTACGACCAATTTGCTGCTCTTCGTTTTTGATGTTACGAGTAATCTTTGCGCCCTTTTTGGTGATCAAAATTAAAGTTGAAAAAAAACTAAGTTCTTCTCCACCCTTAATAATGAGTTCTGGTTGCTCATATTTACTCTTAGGTTGTGTCATATAATAGTGATTAATAAACACACAAGCAAGTTCAGTTTCCTTAATTGCTTGTCTAAGACGACGAACGTTCTTGTTATTTAGTTTAGCTTCGACTGCAACGTGAAAGTCACCAGCTTCGGAATCCATGATAGATTCTGGCACTGAGGCCGCAACTGAGTCCCATACCATCATAAGGGGTCCGGCAAAACCTTCTTCTCTAAGAGTTTTGGCTTCAGTCAAAATCTTCTCAATAGCATCCCAAGCTTCTTCTAGGTTCTCAGTAGGGGTCACCAAAACTTCTTTTGGTTTTCCGCCCATTAACGCAAGTCGGCTCATAGAGAATTTATGCTCTGAATCAATCAAAAACACTACACCACCCATTTTTTGGCACTGTACCATGCCCTCCATAATCAAGGTGGTTTTACCAGAATCTGGCTTGCCAATGACTTGGGTAATGTGGCCACATGGAAAGCCGTCTCCACCAGTCCCTTCTTTAAAGAAGGGTTTAAGTGGAATCCATGATTTAACCTGAAGTAGCTCTTCGCCTTCTCCATAGGTCTTTACTAATTCTTTACCTGCACTATCATTTAATCGATTACGAATACGATCAATTAAAGATTCTTCTTGCTTTGCCATTTTATTCTCCTAAAAATTCTGCTAATTGAATTCTATTGTTATTCTTTTTCCCATAAAATTTATGGAATTTATTATGACATTTTTTACATAAACAAATTCCATTGGATATGTCCTAATATTATTTTTACTTGTTTTTCTTTAATCACATTTCTTTCCTGCGATCACTTCCAAGTTGTATTACCATATCCTTTTTAGCCTTCATAGAATCAACGGCACCTTCCCAAGTAGTAGCGTCATGTTCGGCTTTAATAAGCTTCATCTGAGCACTTACTACATCTGGATGGGAGTCTATTTCAGCTTCTAGACTTTTTTCGCTATGTTTGGTTGAGGTATCACTTTTAATTCCTTTATAAACAACTGCCCTGGTCTCTTTAAGTTTTGCTTTGGCAATATCTCGTACAGACTCTACTTTGGCCTTATACTGATAGTACCTAAACAATAGCCCTGGCAAATATCTAAATTCAGAGGTAAGGTTGTGAATATCAACCGATAGATCTGTTTCTGGATTTAAGTCCATAGAACTCCTTAAAATGGAATGTTAGAATTAGATTCGTTAGGATCGATTCCGATTTCTTTTAACCAGTCTTCGTGGCTTTGCTCAGCAGCTACAGGGGTAGTAAGAACTACTGCTGCGGGAGCTTGAACAGGAGCTGCCTGTACTGGAGAAGCCATATTAGTGGCTGCGCGTACAGTTGTTGATGTCGCAGTTACCGGAGTAGGAGTTGGTGCCGACTCTTGAGGTTGTGCTGCTGGAGCAGGCGCAGCTTGTGCTGGAGCTGCTGCAGGACCAGATTTACGGGCATCGCGTTCTGATTTCCAACGATTATCGAAAAGCTCGTTACATACCGCAGTTTTACCAGTTGCGATATCTGCTGAAGCAACAATTCGCGCTACTTCATCTACAGTAAGCTTTGGAGCAATTTTGCTTAAATCTTGAGCTTCGCGTTCAATTTTAGCAAGAAGCTCTGGGGTAATTTTATGAATAACATCTCGCTCAACACGACCGTATTCTGGTGAATCGATTTGTTCTTTGTAAACACTTACTTTAAAAGTAGTTGCATTACCAGATCCTGTGCGAGTAAACACGAAATAGCGACCATTATCCAAAGAAAGTGGATCTACGCCTTTTTCCATAAGTTTTTCGATTTCGATATCAAGTAATTCTTTAGCGGAAATTCGAAGTTTCAATGTACCGATATTTCCCTGGAGATCAACCACATTCATATGGAAATTGTTATCAATACTGTAGGTCCCTCCAAATCCAACCAAAGTATTAAGCTTGGCGACTAAATCGTCATTCTTTTCTTCTTTAGCCTTCGCAAGTTTTGCTTTTAAATCCTCAATGCGTTTCACTGCCGGATCTTCGATCTCAATAACCTTATTGCGTTTAACTTGGACACTTTGAAAGGGGCGAACTTTTCCTTCTGAAGTCTTGTACCCGAAAACAATTGAGTGGTACTTAGCCCAGTCCCTAGGATTGTTTGTGAATTGAGTCAAGGCTGGAATAATGCGGAACACCACATCTCCATCTTTCTGACTATAATAGTTTTTCTTTGCGAACTCTTTTTTACCATACTCTGCGCTTAATACACCCATATTTTCTCCTTATTTTAAAATTTTAACTGCCAAAACGATTGTTGAAACAACACCAACGAACATTAAAAATCTTGCTAGTCCAATACCCAAAGTTGCCTTAAAAGCGGTCATAAAAGGAGCTTTAGAGGCTGTAGCTAATGCAGCAATTACTGGCGTCTCTAGGTCAATTCTATTATTGTTATCCATATATTCCTAAATCTTGTTGCGAATTGAAGTCAATGTTTCGCCAACAGTTTGTTCATTAACAGTCTTTAGCACAAAAGCGCCAGGAAGAGCTTGTAATGTTTTTGATGCTTTACCAGCCACTACCACAAAGGTCTTCGTTTTAAGAC